TCTACAAATCAAACAGTATCAAATTATTCACACAGGTTCTGGATTTTCTGCATAACAAGAAGGTGCAGCTACAACTATATTAACGAGCTAGTAAAAGCACCTGCTGTTCTGGATTATTATAATCAACCACCGCACTCACTACGATGGATAATTACTACCAGAACTCTGGGTGCGATTACCGATAACCCTCTGCTCGCTGGTCTCACGATACAGCACTACCGCGTGCGCCCCGGCGGACGCGCGACCCCTGCAACCGACCTCAGTGTAGCACGGTGACCAGCGTCTTTGAATAAGGACTGGCATTACCCGGTTGACTAGGGTAGAGTCTGATCGGCAAGCCGGACACTCACCCGGCGCAGACAGGAGATATAGGTATGAGCTACCCCGAACGTCTGGAAAACGCGCTCGCGCGGTTGCTGATCGCGCGGCCCGACGCCGTAGCAGAACAGCACGGCAACGGCGCTTATTCGCCACAGGACGGAATGGTTTGGGACAGGAAAATTATCAGGGCTCACTTAGAGGGTCACAGAACATATGGTCACTATGTTCTGAACGGCGACAAGGCGAAATTCTTTTGCTTCGATGTTGATTTCCGCAAAGAAATCTCACGTCTCAGCGAAAACACCAAGCTTAAATACCCTCGCAAGCTCTGGCAGGAAAGCGGAGCAGATTCACCTGAGCGGCACTGGCTGGAATGGCAGCTTAAGACTGTCGCAAGACTGCTGGAATACCGAATTAGCAAAATGGGGATCAAAACCCTGGTTAGCTTTTCCGGGAGCAAGGGAATACATGTTTACGGCTTCCCTTCGCCGGGCGAGCAAGTCAATGCAGCCGATTTGAGAGCACTGGGTCACGCCGTAATTGATGATTTCGGCTATCTCATTCAGGCTGACAACGCCAATGGCGTGAATTATACAGGCGATCCGTGGGACCAGACGTTCATGTTGTTCGATTTCGAGCTGTTTCCGAAGCAGGATCGAGCCGAAAATTACGGCAATCTAGTGCGCATGGAGATGGGAATTAACAAAAAGTCTGGCAAGCCAGGCTTTTTTGTTGACCTGGAAGACCAAGATTACACGCTCAGCAGGGTTTCTGATCCTGTGATTTTGCTTGAAAAGCTGCTTGAAAACTAGAAAAAACTAGCGAGAAAGGACATAAAACATGAATGAAACTGTGAAGATTACACAAAAAACATGCACAAAGTGTGAAGATACCCTGCCTATTGAGTATTTTTACCCTGATCCGACCCGAAAAGACGGATACCGCAATATTTGCAAGACGTGCCTGTCCAGCTACCCCGCCTACAAGCAGGGTTTTAAGGGGCGCGGCCACGTCGATAAGACGGAGTTGACTGGAAAGACCAAGATTTGCTCCAAGTGCCGCAAAAAGAAGGACCGAGCGTACTTCTCTGCGGACAAAAGCAAGGTAGATGGTCTACGCACCGCATGTAAAGAATGCCGCAAGAAGGATTGGCAGGATTACCAAAACAAGCGCAAGGCCGAGGCTCAAAAGCTGGCAGCAGAAAAGTGCCGAGCAGCAGGCGGACACTTTTGGAACGAACCATTTCCCGGTGACAGGAATATCTGCACGAAGTGCGGTCACAAGGGGCAGGTATTTGAACCGACAAGCACACTCACAGAACGGCAGGGATAATCGGTGACGCAAGCTGACACGCCTCACGGCAATAACGGTGCGGGTGGAACCACCGCCGACCCTGCACGTCCAAATCTGGTAGCTCTGCGGCCACGGGGCACCGCACAGGCGGCCCCTGTGACGAAGGCAGCGGGAACCGGCGGCACGAACCTGTCTCAACTTAAAGGGACTGGTTCTCAAAATACCAAGGACGGCGCCAAGGAAGAGCTGAAAAGCATTGATCTGGTAAAAGTCTACCGCAGGCTTTTCCCCGGAAAAGAAGTAGCCAGCACGCGCGGCACGGAAACTCAGGTTAGTTGCTTCAATAAGCACGGCCATGCAAATGGTGACCGCAATCCCAGCATGAGCATTAACACTAGCCTGAATGTCTACAAGTGCTTCGGTTGCGAAATTCAGGGCGACGTGATCGACATGATTGCGCACCGTATGGGTTATGAATCCGCGAGCACTGGCCGGTGTCCGGAAAACATGGTTCACAAGGCTGTGTTTGACGCTAATAATCTTCTCAGTTTGGGCTGGGAATTCCACCAAGCCACGGATGGAAATTATTACCGCACTCAGGCTCACCAGAAAGCTCAGCTAGCAAAAGTGCTGAACTTGCCTACCGGGCATGTGCTGAATAAGCCGGACAACACTCCGCTGAATGCTGATCCTGGTATTAACCTGCCGGATGATCTGGACGAAGACGGAAAGGTTGAGCCGCTGGACTGGCGAAACCTGATCGAAAACGATACCGCGCTCAGGGTGTATATGGAGCTTGTGTCGCAGGATGATATTGCAGAGGAATATCACTTCTGGAATTTCATGCTGCTGCTCGGGCTTCTTATTGGCCGCGACGCCGCAATGGCTGATTCGCCGCTGGTGTACGGCAATCTGTTCGTTTGCCTTTCCGGTCCGACTAGCGCGGGGAAGTCGCGGAGTATGAGTCATATCAAGAATCTCGTGTCACGGGACGAGCTGAAATTCGATGAAGACGACGCATATTCCGACGGCATTAAGCGGATCAAACAGCCGGGTTCCGGCGAGTCCATGACTAAATCTTTTATTCATGAATCACCGGACCCTGCGGCGCAGAATCCTGGTATTGCGCCGCTTACTCCGGGTGGTGCGCCACAGAAAAGGTCGCGTCAGGCGGTGCCGAAGGTTTCCCATCCGGTTCGCGGGCTGATTGAATTTGAAGAGCTGGCTAGCCTCGTGGCGAAGTCCGATAACCGTGGCAGCACGATCAAAACCAGTCTGATCGAAATCTACGACTGCGGGCCGAGTGTTGGCGGCACTTCACTTGCTCACGGCAGCTACGAAGCATTCGGCGCATTTGGCTGTGTGCTCAGTTCGGTGCAGCCGGAAATCCTGAATACGATGTTCTCTGGAACTGACGATTCAGCTTCCGGCTTCCTGAATCGTTGGCTGTTTATTCCGGGTAATCACAAGAAGCGTTCCGCGTTGGGAAAGACTATTGACCTTGATCCGGTGGTGCCGTGGCTGGTGGAAATCCGCGACTGGGCCAGTGATATGAAAAACAGTGGCGGCAAGCTGGACTTTGCATATTCTGCACAGTCTACCCGCTTTGTGAATTTCTGTGACACGGTGATATTTAAGCACGACCATATTAATGGCTTGCAGCGGTTGCACTTGCTGTATAAGAAACTCACGCTTCTTTCGTGCGCGCTTTATCACGAAGATCATATCACGGATCGGTCGCTGGATTTGGCTGAGAGTTTGATCCACTGGATTATCAAGGTCAATGGTTCTCAGGAAATCGACAAGCTCGACATTCACACAGACGATAAATACCAGGGAAGGATCACTCAGTTTTTGCAGAAAGCCGGGATTGAAGGTTTGCCGCCCTCCGTTCTTAAGCAGCGCGTTCAAAAGGGGATGAAGGGAGTATTTGTGGCACGGGATTATGAGTACATTAAAAACAGCATGATTAATGACGATCTTGTTGTTATGTTCCAGCCCGAGGGCTCCCGCAAGAAACGTCTTATTGACGGCGACACATTCCGAATGCACACTGAATAATTTCATATGGCTTGAAACAGGGCCAAGAAAAACCCCACTGCAACTAGCTAGGCAGTGGGGTTTTTCTGTCTCTGGTCCGGCTGTCTGACGGGCTGGACGGCATTAAAAGACGTGCGCGAGCGGGAGGCTGGGGACTGGCATGTCCGTTTTGGGTAGGTAAATACTTGGGAATGGGGTAAGACTGAGGGCCGGGAATATAGGTTATTCTTCACCATATCCGCAGGTCAGGTACCGTATGCCAGACCCTTATTCCACTTTCTCTCGTTAACCCGGTCCGAGAGGGGGAGAGGGGGGACGAGTGAGGGGGGACTGGAATGTGGAGACGAAGAAAAGAGTGAATAAAAGAATAAAGGAATAAATATATATATATATATACCTACTACTACCTACTCTGACCTGCACAGACTCTCGATTTTCGCTTTACCCCGGAGCCGGGAATGAAGTCTAGTAACGGAGTAGCGATCACGAGTTAAAGGGGATTCTGCACCTGGTATTACAGATGGGTTGGGGATGGTATATCTATGCCAGTCCCTTATGTGCTTTTGTGGTAAGTTAAATGCCAGTCCCTTTTGCCTTTGATTTTTTCCATAAATGTGTGAGGGGGATAGAGCAAATTCTCACCTTATACCTGTTCGGAAAAAATTGGTCCCAATTATTAGAGACTGGCAACTTTGCCGGCCCACGGTATTATTAGAGACTGTCATTTCGCCGGCCGCTGAGCCGGGTAATTCTATATGCTGGAAAATTGCCGATAACCGGGGGATATTCTTTTAGCCGATAACGTCTGTTATCGGCAATATCCGCGTAGGTTATCGGCTAGTGCCATAGGGTTAATTACACACCGCGCTAGCGCGCGTGAGGCATACCGGGACAGTCGGACCGGAGACAGGGCGGACACGCTAGCACGCGGCTAGACGTGCTCTCAGAGCGAAAAAGTAAGCGCTGAGAAGTGCTGTAGGGCTATATTTTCGCCCAAACGAGAGAAGTAATATGCCGAAATTGCCCCATCCCATCTTTTCGGCGGGTCAATATCCCCAAACACCCAAGAAACTCTGTCATATCTTTTCAGGCAGACCAAAACCTAGCACCACACCGTTATTAAGCGGGTCGACCTTTTTATCCCGGCATATTTTTTAGTACTCCCCTTTAACTCTGAGCAATATTAAAAAAATTCGCCGTTCACTCTCCCGATATTCATCGTCATGCGTTTTTATATCTGCCAGTCCCGTTATTCACTGCACTAGAACCCGCCATATCAGACCGTCGATTATTAACGTGGCACCGAGTGCCACTACCTTATGACAGTCCCTTAATAGGTGAGTGCCATACATACAGGTAGGTATATATACCTGCATGTATATACAGGCAGTAATACCGCTCAGTTAGTGAGCATTAACCGAGCGTCATTACTCCCCCGAATACAGCCCGCGCTAGCCGGACCAGATACAGAGCGGCGCCGCTAGCACAGCGCTAGCAATATGTCAAAACCAGGCCGCTAGCACAGTGCCGGGTGACAGTCAATAGGTAGGTTCCGCGCCCGCGCGAACAGGTACAAATTTACCCGCTCTGACCAGCACGTTTAAACGCTGAGCGACTTTTAGCGCGATTCCGTACGCGGGTACCCGAAAGCGCTGTTAGTCGCTCTGTGAGGCATACAGGCACCATTAAGGGACTGGCATAAGTCTAGAGTTCAGGTTGAGACTTAGGCTCGACTTGCCTCAACCTGACCTAGAGTGTTTAGGGACTGGCATTAGCTGAGCTAGTCCTGTAGACTCGCACTAGGTTTCAATCAGCACAGACAGGACAGGATTAATCATGCTCACTCTCGTTACCGCTCTCATGGTCGCCGCGCTTAATCTCACGCCGCACGGTGACGTGACGCTCCCCATTTATCCCTGTGGCGACGGTATCCCGGTTTACGTCGCTCAGGACGGCACGGTTTACGGTGACCAGAATAATAACGGCACCATTGACCCGGCCGAATGTTTGGACACCTAATGTTATGGGCAGCTCTAGCCGCATTCATGGCGCTGTATATTTACAGCGAAATTCGGCTAGTGTTCACTGATTAATTCACAGCAACAATAAAAACACTCACAGACAGGACTAGAAAAATGGCACGCATTAACAGAAAAGACGTGGAAAATAAGGTAATGCTACTCAATAGCCGAAATGGCTATGAATCCGGAAACATGGCAAGCATTACCGGCGCTGTAACTCTCAGGGCACAGGATAATCATTACATGCTCTGTCAGACGGCTAACGAATATGGCGGCATTCATAACCTGTATTCCAGTTCACTGAAAGAATGCGCCGCGTACATTTCCGGCGCGCTGGCACGTTTTCCGGTTTCCCCTTACTGTGACTCTGCGCTACCGGACTTTTCCGAACTGGTCGAAACTCTCACCCGCTACGCCGAGCGCGTTATTCCAGACAGGGGAATCGTGGAAATAGGCGGCACGCAATTCTACTACGGAATTTATAAAGGTGACCAGGCTAGCGCGATTCTCCCCCATATTCATCTGAGCAATAACACTCGGTCGCTAGCATTTAGCGACCTGTCAGAATTGCGCGGATGGTTACGCGCTATGCGCGCGACCAGCAAAAAGAACGGAGCATAAAACCATGCTCAGAGATTCCATGCTGAATTTCTTTAACGCGATATGGTTCACGGTTTCAGTAGTGCTCAGCATTACCGCGCTAGCTGTGCTGGTTATTACAGTGCTGGCACTGGTCAGCGCCGCGCGTAATTTCCACCGGCAAGCTATGGCGCGCGTACGCGCGTTATCCGCAGATACCAGCGACCGGACCCGCTAGACGGCCCGCTGAGCCGCTGAGCGACCCGCTACCTACCCGGTAGCGGGTCGCTCTGTTTTTGCCGCTCAGCGGGCCGCAGAGCGTCGCCTACGCGCGCGCGTACGGGGGAGGGACCAGCACGGCGACCGGGCCGCGCTCCCCCGTCGCCGGTTACCGTGCCGCTGAGCGCTGGTCAGCGGCACGGTAACCCGGTATCCGGTCCGACTAGGTGCGGCGAATTTTCCCCCGTAATGCCTGGTCAGAGCGCTAGCGGTCTGCCAGTCCCTAAAGGTAGTTGCGCTCCCCCGGCTAGGTGTGCATAATGGTTCTCAGCACGGCAGACAGAGCGAAGATAGCTCACCGCGCTACTCCCCCCGGCGGGGGAGAATCCACAGACAGGGCAGAGAAAATGACTGTTACCGCTGACCAGGCCACCGAAAACGTCGAGAGCGACGCGACCGAAACCGACGCGACCGTGAACACCTACAGCGAAAAGGCCATTAAGTTCGATCACGACGTTAAGGCCGTTATCGCCGGTACCTACCGCGACGCCGACGGTGACGACGTTAAGGCCAGCGCCGCCGACCTGGGAAACAAGAACAGCGACATCGTCGCCGTGCTGGTTTCTCAGTTCAATGAGCTTGACAAGGACGAAAAGCGACAGGCGCGTACTTTCCGCCGTGACTTCGAGAGCACGCTTAAGGGTGAGCTTACCGAACTCGACTTCGTCGGCGACCCGGCGGGCGCTACCGCTCGCGCCGGTGAGATCGGTCAGACTCTCGCGGCGCTGGTCAATGCTGAGAAAAACGTCTACGTGACGCGCGCTCTCAGCGACGGAAAGACCGGCGGCGCGCCGCGTAAGACCATCGACCCGCGCGCCGACTTCGTCGGCATGGTCGCCGCTGTTTCGCTCGGTTATGCAACCATGCTCAGCGCTGGCAAGTTCGACACCGCCGAGATTCTGGCAGACGTGGAGAAACTGACCAGCGCCGAAAACGTCGCCGCTGAGGCGCTGGCTTACGCCGAATGGCTGGAGGGTGGCGAGTCCGCACCTGAGCCTTACGCTACTGAGCTTGCTAAGCAAGCCGCGCGTGTTTCGCTCGGGCGTAGCACCGGCGGACAGGGTAAGCCGCCCAAGGGTAGCGTGCGCTCGGTTCCCGGTTACGTCGCGCCGACCGGCCCCGGCACCTTTTCCACGATTGACCCGGAAAAGGCAGCAGAAGCGGAAAAGGTCGCCGCAGCTAAGGCCAGCGACCCGGAGAGCGACGACGACGCCGACGCCGAGAGCGCCGACGCCGAGTAATCCGGCACAGCGGTAAACAGAATCCCCCGTGACTGAAAACCAGTCACGGGGGATTCTGTTATCTGTACTAATTCCATACTTGCCAGCGCTCCCCCGTAGCGTGCCGAATAATCCCCCGTGCCAGATTGACCAGGCACGGGGGATTATTGCGCTCTGTGCGCCACGCTGAGCGACTTTCAGCGTCACCGGGTCACCCGGTAGCCGGTAGCGCTTTAAGGCCAGCACAGAGCAAGCTAGGGACCATTACAGCCATACCGCGCGGTGGTCGGACCCGGTACGGCATTACCGCGCGGGACGCTGAGACTTGCCGCGCGCTGTTTTTGCGCGCTATCTGGCACGCTGAGCGACTTTCAGCGTCACCGGGTCACCCGGTAGCCGGGAGCGCGCTAAGGCCAGCACAGAGCAAGCTAGCGGCCCGCGCTGAGACTTCGGCAGACCAGCGGGCCGCTACTGGCCTTAACGCGCTCCCCCGTCGCTGAGCACGCGCTACGCGCTTATTCGGCTCAGCGCGGCCCGCTGAGCGTGTTTCAGCGCTTGCCGGTCACCCGGTAGCCGGTAGCGCGTTAAGGCCAGCACAGAGCGCGCTAGACGCCTTTTTGAGCGTTCTCACGCGCTGAGAATCCTGTCTCATATTTTGGGACTGGCAACTCGCCGGCAGTGGTGCTAACTATTGCAAGCACTTTCTTAAACAGTTGCAAGCGCTAGGTTTTCGGCTGGTTTCGGCTGAAAATTTCTCAGCGCGCCCGGCTATTAGCTCACTGAAAAGTTTCTCAGCGCGTGCCGCGATATTCGGCGCTGGCCTGGTTTTTGTGCCCGCTCAGAGTTATTAGCTGAGCGGAATTTTTCTGTCTCAGAATATCCGGGCAATACTGGTTAGGTCACCCTAAATGAATATCAGCGCTAACAGCCGGCGGAATGCCGGTCCCTGATTCATTCCGGACAGGCTGAATCGCCGGCAATATGCCAGTCCCGTAATAGAAAAACTGTGTGAGCTTTTCGCGCACGTCAAGTAATAGATTCAAGTATTTGGGGGATTTTTTTGGGGGGATTTTTTGGGGGGGATTTTTTGGGAGAAAAATTTTCATTCAAGTAATTGCTCAAGTATTTTTGGTGGATTTTTTGGGAGAATTATTTTGAGATTTTATTTTCACACCAGCTTCAAAAATTTCTTATCACTCTCATTTCTCAGCACTTATTAGAACCTATCAGCGCCTACCTAGACCTAGTGCTAGCTACAGCTAGCACCGGCTACCGCGTGCCGCTGACCAGCGCTTACGTTACTTGTTTGCGCTTACGCTAGCGCGCGTGTTACTCTGTACGCACGCGCTACCGCGTAGCGCGTAGCCGTGCCTACGCTTTCACTCACTGTAAAGGGGATTCTGAGAAAATGACTATTCCGACGCCTCCACTACCGGGAAATTTGGCCGCTAATTCGCGTCCGAATATTCCCGCTGTGCCGGGAAATGCTCAGACTGCATCACCCGCTCCGGTTATGCCAGCAGCCCCGAAAGCTCCGGTTACTCCGGTTATGCCGACCGTGCCCACCGTGCAACAGAATGCAAGCGCCGTTAAGTCTTGCGAGAATTGCATTTTCTTTATTGGCGCAAATGACGTCAATAGGCAAATCGAAGTTCTCGGCAAGGTTTCCGGCGGTTCTGTTTGCGCAAAGCGTGGAATCTTTCTCACGAATATATACACCACCGAAGACAGTGTAGACCTTTTGCGCACTATGGCGGATCGTTGCTCGGAATTCAACGAGACCAGCGGGCAGGCTGTGCGAAATGCCGTTATAGACGGTGCGCGTAATTCGGTTGTTTCGTTTAATCAGCTCCTGCTGAATGCGGCAAGCGGTGACCAGGGTTACGTTTCGGACGCTGTAAACAACTGCCAGAATTGCATTTTCTTCAATTCTGAATCCGAAACCATCGAAAAGGCCGGACTCCCGGTTAAGTCGTGCTCTCGCCGAAACATTGTCATTCGTGACAATGACACCGCCGAAGTTGCTAAAGATTGCAACGTCGGCGCGAATGTCGGTAATCGTGAGGCTGGAACCATGCTCAGCACTTACGTTATTGACACTCACGTCGGTACCGCGCCGCTACAGGTCGGAAATAGCACGGTTGATTCTGACGCTGGTGTTTCCGGTTCTGTTTCCGGACGTGGCCGCAAGCGCGCAATTGACCCGGCTACCGCGCCTGATAAGGACGCGAGCATGGAAGATAAGCAGATGGGAATTCGCGGCTGGCGAAAGATTACCAGCGCCGACGACAATTCCATGAGCCTGCATCTTCCGATTTTCGATCCGCAGTTTTTTGCGGACGATCAGCGCGCAATGATTCCCATGTCCGGAGACGATGAGCACCCGGAAGATTACCAGGATCACCAAAACCTGCTGTATAAGGTTGCCGGTCTCTGGAATATGGGAATGACCCCGGCGGTAAACGGAATTCCGGGAACCGGAAAGACTGAGTTTTTCCGGTATGCCGCTTGGGTTATGCAACTGCCTTTTGTTCGGTTGAGCATTGACAACCGGACAGAGAAAGACGACCTTGCCGGTAAAATGCACGTCTCGCCGGATAAGGGCACATATTTCAAGTATGGCCGTTTGACTTCGCAATGGTCGAAACCGTGCGTAATGCTGGTGGACGAACCGAATACCGGCCCGGATGAGGTTTGGCAGTTTTTGCGGCCGCTCACGGATAATTCCAAGCAACTCGTTTTGGACACAAACGAGGGCGAGCGAATCCAAAAGCACGAACACAATTTCTTGGGTATGGCGTTTAATCCCGCGTGGGATATGCGCAACGTCGGTACTCACGAAATCTCAGCCGCTGACGTTTCGCGTCTCATGCATATTCAGGTGACCCCACCGAATGCCACGCTTGAGCGCAAAATCATTCAGAAGGCGTGCAAGAACGTGGGATTTCAGATCCCAGACGACAAGCTCGAAAAGGTTATGAATATCGCAACCGATATTCGTGAACTGAGCGAGAATGATTTTCCGCTGCATTGGGGAGTGCGCGAGCAAATCAAGGTTTCGCGGGTTCTGAGTTTCTTGAATCTGCGCGACGCTTACCGTATGGCAATCGCGGATTTCCTGGACCCGGACCAGGCAGAGCAGATTTTCCAGATTGTCCGCGCTCACGACGGTCAAGCGCAAACCGGACGCCGACGCGGGCGCCCGCCGGGCAGTCGAAATAAGCCGCGTTACTAGGCACTGTCGGCTTATTCTGGTCCGGCTAGCGGCATTCATACCGCTAGCCGGACCGGGATATACTCACAGCGTCACAGCACCTACACTCACAGTTTTTAATCAACACTAGACAGGAAATCTCATGCCGTACGTTAATGGTCAGTATGTTACCAAGTCTCAGCTTAACGCTGAAAAGGCTATAAAGGAATTCCGCCGGATTTCCACTGACCTGACCCGGTTTGCGAATGCAGCCGCAAAAGCAGCCGGTGTCAAGCGTCCGAATTTCCAGGTTGTCGCTGGCAAGAATACCGCGACGGACGGCAAAAAGATTTATGTTCGCCCGCCGGTTAGCCTGGCTCGTAATACTCAGCACGATTACACGATTTGCGAAATTCGTGATGAGAAAACCGGCCTCATGATTTGTGAGGCTTGCGAAAAGTGGGAAGAGATTTACTCTGGTCTTTACCATGAAATCTCTCACTGCGTTAATGGCAGCTTTGACAAGCTCGCCTTTAAGTCGCTCACTGACACCAAGAATAAGTTCGAGTCCGAGCTTAAGGCCGCCGGTGTCTCAGACGATTTCATTTCCGGCCTGAGCATTCGGTTTTTGGGTGCCATGCGAAATAACAGCTACAGCTATGCCGGTGCTCAGGAATTCGTGGAAGCTGTTTACAAAGCAGCCGTTCCTATGGTTTTGGTTGTGGAAGATACGCGCATTGATTACATTGCCAGCGTCGCCCGACCGGGGCTCACTGAGCAGCGTTATTTCCAGGGCGAGAATGTTCTGAATGACGGAATTAGCTTGACCGACGGAACCAAAGTTCTTTGGAAGAATATGCCGGTTGCCGCTCAGATTCAGGTGGGCATTCTTTTCAAGACTCAGGGACACGAAATTGATGGTCGCCTTAATCGCCGCGCCGTCGAAATCGTTAACGCACTGGACGAAATGGGAATGCTTTACGTTCCCGAATCGCTGGAAGAAACCGCTATGCGCGCCGTGATTCTTTCCGCTGTTATCTGTGAAATGTCTCAGGGTGAATTCTTCCCACATGACGATTACACGCCGCCGAAGCCTGAAACTACCGATGATTCTGACGAAAAGCAGGATTCTCAGGCAGACCAGGCAGATAATTCTGACCAGGCAGACCAGGCTGATAGCTCAGAATCCGGTGAAAGCGCTGAGCAGGATTCCGGCGACACCGATTCCGTAGATTCTGAGCAGGATTCTCAGGATGAGAGCGCCGATAACGCCGATAGCTCTGACTCTGACCAGGATTCTCAGGATGAGAGTGATTCCGCACAGGACGGCAATTCCGGTGACTCTGACCAGGATTCTCAGGATGACGGTGATTCCGGAGATTCAGAGTCGAGTAATTCTGAGCAGGATTTGGGGGATTCTGAGCAGGATTCCGGCGACACCGATTCCGGAGACTCTGACCAGGATTCCGACGCCGACGATTCCGACGCCGACGATTCCGATAATGCTGATAACTCAGCAGAGCATGGCACGGGAGATATTTCCGAATCTGGCGACGGAAATCACGGTGAAGAAGATTCTGACTCTGACTCTGATTCTGAGCAGGATAATGCCGAGTCGGCTTCTCAGGGTGACAATTCCGGAATGAACGCTGGAAACGAAAACTCAAAGAATGCCGGTCAGGACGCTGTTAATTCTGAGCAAGATTCCGACGATGATTCCGAAACCGTCGAGGTTTCTCGTGAGGACCTGGAAAAGGCTCTACAGCAGGCGCTCGGTCACGCTCACGCCGAAAAGGACGACAGTAACCATGACGAGAATTCCGATCAGGAATTCGATATGGACGCTATTGACCCGAAGGATATGGACCGGATCGCCCGACAGTCTGAGGATTTCGATTCCATTTCCGTTGACGTGAACGGAGTCAAGACTTATTCCGATCAGTCCGGTTACGGTTCTAGTTACATTTTCGACCGTGACAATCCTCGTCATGCAATCAACGAGGATAACGTGACTAGCGTCATGGCTGGCGCTCTGCTTAAGGCTAAGCGCGTATTCGGCGACAGCAAAAAGGACCGATACGAGCGTAACCTTAAGACGGGCCGTGTTTCTAGCCGTTCGCTTTCCCGGTTTGCATATGGTGACGATCGCCTGTTCCAGAAGCGCCATATTGCAGAGGGTGTCGATTTCGACATTATCGTCGGTTTGGACGTTTCCGGTAGCACTAGCTCAATGTCTCAGAGCAACTATGGAAAGACTCTGCTTTCTGATATTAAGTCCGCCGGATTCTACATTGCCAGCCTTTTCCATAAGACTGGCGTGAATTTCGGAATGTATGCTCATACGTTCAACTACGATCAGCATGATGACGGATATTTGCAGCAGATGATTGAGTGCAAGGCGCTCAATAAGCCGTGGGACGACAAGGCTCAGCAAATGCTCAAGGATTTGCGAGATTCCGGCGGAAGTCTTGACGGTCACAATCTGGAATTCTACCGGAAGAAGTTGGAGCGTTCGCGCGCCAATAAGAAGATGATTATATACTTCACCGACGGTAAAATCCCGGAGCAGAATACCGACGAAGAAGAGGCGCTTATTCTTCGAGAAATCGAGAATTGCAAGCGTCTTGGAATTTCGGTTCTGTGCGTCGGCATGATGACTGACTCACCGAAGAAATTCGGCTTCGACACTGTGCTTATGAAAGACAGTGCCGATATGAAGTTCCTGCTTTCTGAGATTGAAAAGAGGATTTTGTGATGAGTGCAATTCACACCGGCCCGGCGAATATGCTTGGCTCGGTTCTTAACCGAACCGAGCATATCGGGCGGATTTACGAAACTGCCGTGTCGACAAAAATATACCGAGCTAGAGAACGCGCCGAGTTTAATAAGTCGGTACGTCTGCACTTTCAGCCGGTCAGATTCCATTCGTCACAGTGACGTAATGCGCCGGTACGTCGGCACGCTGGGCAGCGCGTTACCCGCTCAGCGTGCCGACGTACCGGCTCAGCGCGCGCCGGTGGCCGGTACCCGCTGAGCGTCGGCGCTGGTCACCCGGCGACCCGCTCAGCGGCCCGCGCCGACGCGCTCAGGATTACCCGCTGAGCGGCCCGCTAGGCGACGTTTTCCGGTCGCTGGTCACCGAGTACCGGCAACGTACAGGGGAGCGCTCAGCGGGCCGCGTAGGGACACGCTCAGCAGAGACAGAAAGCAATAACAGAGACTTAGGGGGAATTTTCCAGGTTCACGAATATCACAGCCTAGCTCGCCGGCTATATGCCAGACCCCGTTAATCAACGCATAGAAAGATTTCACCGTGGCAACCGAAAAGATCACAGTAACAACCGAAGAAGCGAACCTTATTTCAAAGACGGTTCCGCTGAGCGAAATTCTCATTAAGGGAACGCGGGACCTCAATCCCGCGAGCGGTTTCTACGAAGAGGCCGTCAAATTCGTCAAGTGGTACCGCGACGGCGGAAAGGAAATCATCGCAGAGCAGCCGCGCTAGCCGGATAGGCTTCAAGTATTAGCTTCAAGTATTTGGGGGAATATTTGGGGGATTTTTTCTCAAGTATTTACCCCGAATATTTGGGGGAAATGTTTAACAAACACAGCACAGAGTTTTTTCAGGCAGGAAACAAAAAATGACAGGCAAGACAAGCAAGACAAGCAAGAAAACTCAGGCTCACGCAGAACTTTATCCGTACTCTGAGACAAAGATTTACGCCGTAACTCATGGCATTGTTCATAATGCTGCGCCGGTGCTGCCAGATACCAGGTCGGTATGCGGAGAAATCGGCGGTAAGACGGTATGGATTCATGCCAAAAAGTTCGTTCCGGATCATATCAAAATCTATACCTTTGGATCATTCTTCCATAAGGCTGTAGTTTACAAGCGCAACTATATTGCAGGATTCAATACTCGCTCGAATGGTTTCGAGGAAGTGCGCACTTATTACTCTGGTGAGACCGTGCCGCGCTGGCTGAATAAGGCAATCAATGATCTGTGGGCAGCAAATCACAGTGGAACGATTGACCGGATGACTCACAAGAAAATGCTGAAAGAAATCAAGGACAGTTCACTTTCAAAGCATAATGCATTCAAAGGTCACACGAAATGGAGTAAGGCACAGTTGCGAAATGCAATTCTGTTTGCCATGAATGATGGTTCGTATCGAGACTACATGGAACCCGAGCAGCTTTTGGATCGCTGCAATGTATTCGCTGACAAAATGCCGAAGGAGCGTGCCAAGTGAAACTCACAAAGGCAGAAATGTTAATCAATGAAGTTGCCGAACAGCTTTCCACCATGAAGGTGAATGTTCCCGTAGGTGAGCGAAAGAATATCTCCGTCAAGAAGATTCAGGTCACACAGGATGAAGTAATTCGCTCAATGTCTGGCAGTAACGGGCCGCGTGCATATACTCCACCGGGAGAATATACTGCGCTGTATATGTATGACTCGCTTTGTGTGAGTGACACTTTTTCTGAGCGAATGGATCACCTGTGGTTTATTCGTAAGTGCATTTCCAGTGAGTACAAGTCAGTAATTGTTACTGGCTTGGGACTGGGAATGGTTATTCATGGCCTGGTCCGGCTAGCGCCTGCTACGGAGCGGATTACGGTAGTCGAGAAGAATGTAGATGTTCTTAATTTGCTTTCTCAGCACTATACGGAAATGTGCTTCAATGCTGGAATCGAAATCGAGTTCATTCGAGCAGACGCATGGGTGGCGGGTGGCGGAATTCAGCAACATGACGCCGCATGGCATGACATTTGGCCCACTATTGACGAGGATAATCTCACCGAGTTTGCCGAAATCAAGGACCTATACAGTTCCTGTGTTGAGCATTATCAGGAATGCTGGGGAGAAAAGCAGCTCCATGATCCTGCGCTTTACATGATTATGCTCAATGAGTTCGCAAAGGTTATGAATGCAAATTCAAATGTACTCGACTCTGTAGTTTCCAGTGGCACCAACTCAACCAAGAAAGATGGTAAGTAAAATGACCGATAACAGCACTGAAAATACCGAAAGCACCGACGACTTGCGCATTCTTCCTAGCGACACTGAGAAGCCGATTATTCAGATCATTTTGCCGAATGGCGAAGAGCATATGGTCACCGTAGAAGAAATGCTGGATATGTCCTGCCGACCGTTCTACGAGAACGGCGCTCAGGTAATCCTGTTCTCGTTTGCGGCTGTCGCAGATATGATTCTCATGGATGTGCTGGAAGGTGCGATCAATGTTATCTCTGCGCGAGAATACCTCACCACGCGCTCTAAAATGATGAGTGTGGTCACCAAGACGTTCACTGACGAGGAATGGGCGAAGGAAATCATTAGCGGCACCCTATTCCATGAGAACATGGGTGTCGAAAACCTTGTCAATTTCTGCAAGGAGCTTGTTTCTGACAATCCTAACGTGGAAGAAATCTTCGAGCGATACGTCAAGTAGGGAAAATGACTTACGACAAGAAAAAGGGCACCATGCGCGTAACGGTGTGCATGGAGGTCGAAGTTTCGGAGAAGGAATGGATGGATAAGTACGGAGAGGCTATCCGCGCAAATCATTTGGTTCCCGAAGTTGCACTAGAGCGAGCAACAAGAAAAGCAACACGAGACGGATTGGCGGCGCTGGGAATTCCAAGCCTAGTGGTTGACAAAAGAAAGAAATAATCATGGCACTAAAGCACAAGATTCTAGTAACCGGATCGCGTTATTGGGATGACTATCAAATGGTTCAGGACTTGATTTGTGACGTTCTGAGTGATTTCGAGTGGTACAGCAAAGAATGCGAACTTATTCATGGCGGCGCTCCCGGTGCCGATGAAATGGCCGCGCGATTCTGTTCTGGTTACTTCGATATGACGGTAACCGAATTCCCGGCAGACTGGGGCAAGCACGGAAAGTCCGCTGGCCCGAAACGTAATCAGCAAATGGTTGATTATGGTGCCGATATTTGCCTGGCTTTCATTATGCCAAATAGTAAGGGCACTATGGATTGCCTTAAGCGAGCAGCCGTGGCAGGGATTCAAGTAATAGCAGTTGGAAAAAATCATGACGGACCATGCGGAATTGGAGATTGCAAATGCCTGAGCAAGAAAACAAGCCAGAAGAGTCAGTAAAAACAGTCCAGAGATTTGAAATCTGGGGAAAGTACGGACTTCTTGAGCCGCACCAATTGGCTACCATGTTTCAGGAAAAAGTAAATGACCCGGACGCATATCCGAATTACACGCTCCAATACATCGGTCAGTGTTTGGCGCACCGCGTCATTGAAAAGCACAGGAACAGGTACACCCTATGAGAAAAAAGCGAACCGAGCACGATCACCGTAATTTCGAGTCATGCGTGTGTGGGGAGCCTGGTTGTTTTTCGTATGATCCAATGGGAATTGGACCGGAGAAAATGAGAGCAGTCCGGCTAGCGAACGCCGTAGTCGGACCGAGGAAAGTAGGGAGAAAGCAGTGAGTGCTGACAATTACTACAGGATCAGTAAGCACCCGAACAATCCTGAGAAATTCGCCATTTCTCAGGGATTCGCAAGCAACGAGGAATTGGTTGAACCCAATTCAAAGTCGCCGGAGTTTGACGATATTCTCTCGGCGAGACGGTACATTCTCGACAATGATCCAATTATCGAGTACGGCATTCATGTAGATGACGAATGCCTGGCGGTGTTGGATCAGAGAAATGTTCTGGAACGATAATGGCCGTTCCGGTTCAGATTGAGTGCCCAGTCTGCAAATGGCGTGCAGACTGGGACACCAGTCCCAGTTATCAATGCAGTATGTTCAAAGATCACATAGACTTTTTCCACGACAGGAGACGAAATATGAGCGCGCCGACCATTATTCAGCAGATGTGGCTTGAACTCGATAAGTATATCGAGCTGGCCATGACCTGGCAGGGTGCAAGCAATAACGAAGAGGGCGACCTGGTTGACCAGACTCGAATTGAATGGCTTGACGACAAGTTGCAGCGAACCGAAAAGACCGCAATTGGTCGTGGGCTGGCAGAGGCAATTAAGATTGCTTGCGCACCATTTTTCGAGAATTCGGATCAGGTTGTCGCGCTCGGCGTCAAGCGATACCAGGCAAAAAAGCTCGGAGAGGCGGCACCGGACACGCCGGGTTTTATGGGGCAGGTCAGCGGGGAGGCATTGCATATTGCCGCCACAGGAACTGTCCCTGGCCGACCAGTAACCCAGAAGAATACTGCCCAGCCGAAAAACCCTGTGGCACCGAAAACTTCGACCCTCGCGCCCTCGAAAAAGAGCGCTCCTGTCTCATCTGGTGTTAACGAGGGAACGGCAATCGCTATTCGTGCTGCGCATTCCGGTGGATTCGACATTAAGCAGATCGTTAGCACTTTCGGCGTGACCGAGGAGGAGGCTCGGGAGGTTCTTGCAAATGGCTAGTTCTATCCCAGAACCAAAGATTCCGGGATATATAGTAGAGCGTCGCAAGAATCCTCGAACTACTCCAATTTGGGGCGGTGATCCCGATTGTGCGCATGAGTTTATTATGATTAAGTGGTCGGGATATGAGTGCAATTCATGTCACGGAGCGTACTGTGAGTGATCTTTTCGGCGGAGCACTGGAAGAGTCTGTATCAGAGAAAAGGAAACCAGGCACGCCGAAGTCTTCACGCAAAAAGAAAACAGACGCTCCCGCGCCGGCGAAAGGCCAGTCCCGTTTCGGTGACAGGTCTTTTGTCACTGAGACCAGTAAGTCTGAGCCTGTTCAAGTAAATAGTGCGGAATTTGGGGGTTCTGAGCAGGAAGACAATAATGACAAGCCTGTTCAAGTAAAACCAGCCCATTTTTTGGTGGGTATTCCAAAGGAGCCGCCATTAGATAATGACGCGGGAAGACTGGCTCGCGTCATTGATATGTTCAAGTTGCTAGATATGATAGAAACGGAGTAAAAATGGACGATATAATCAACGAAGTGGAAGAGGTTCTATTTTCAGGAGTGGAGCAGGGTGACCTGTCTCCGGTTTTTCCGGACGTGATCGTGGACCATGTTTATCCTGGTGCTTCGCCGACTTTTATGCCCGGTAGTTTTTTCTCATGCAATTTCGAGTCTGAGCTAGAAGAATCAAACATGAGAATAATCAAGGAGGACTTCTATATTCATGTACGCTACGGCCCGGTTGGCTTGTGCAATGTAATTCTTTCAACAGATCACGATGACGTAAGTGACACCGATAAGTTGTGTCCCGTTACCGGAGACTTTGGAATGTTCCAATTTTCCGATTGGATCAGGAATAGGCCGGACTTACTTCCTTGTAGCCCCAACGAAAATGTGGTATGGGACAATAAAATCTGGCCCGTGCTTATGAACTCTCGGGAGTTTGCAAAAATGACAATAGAAGGCCATTTCATGTTGCCCGTATTTCCTACCATTGGAATCTTTGTGCCAATTAACATTAATGTCACTGAGCACGGCAGTTTTGACACTGTTCAGTATTCGTACACAGACAATCTGAATGCAGTCCATGAAATTGCAGCAAGTACCGTGCAATATCCCATGACCCTTAATCAGATTAGGTTGTGCTGGATTAACTGGTTCAAGTCAGAGAAGATTGATTTTGGTGAAATTAAAAAGACCATCACTGATTCTACTCTGGATATGGAAGACACGTTTAATCCCGGTGCAAATAACACTGACGAGAATTCCCTTTTACGTCGCCTAGCCTCTGCCTACCTCTCCCACGGCCTGACGCCGGACGTGCTCGCTCACGCGGCGCTCGGCCCCGCCGACGCCGTGGAGCTTGGCTGGAACGGGCGCTGACCTGCACGAACGCGCGAGTTCGCGGGGACTGTTGCGAGTTAAAGGGGAATCATGCTAGCCTTTAGGGACTGGCATGGAGGACGGCCAGACAGGCAAGACTGAGCAAAATCAAGAGACAGGGATTTATCAATGAGCGACGACAAGAACACTCACGTTTGCGCGGAAATCCAGTACGAGCAGGCTCACAGCGACATTTGCGTGAACCTCAAGAATCACAAGGTTTCCCGTGAAGATCGAAAGTTCCTGCACGCCGCATTGAACGATTACCTCGATCACTTGGATGACGCCGAAAATCCCGGCATGTTCTACATCGGCGACAAGGATTTGGTTCAGTACAACGAGCTGGGAGAACTCACGCCCCGAGAAAACGAACGGCTTACTCACATGCGGGACATTTCCAGGCGAATGGAAAAGGATCGCCGGGAACTCGCAAAATACCGACAGGAGAACGAAAAGTGAAACGACGCGAAGGCGCGGTACTTTCCGCGTTTACCGGATACATGCTCTGTGACTTCGACGTATTCCACAGGTACGCGGAGGAAATCATGGAGCGTCCAATCTGGACTCACGAATTCGGCCAAGAGAGCATGGCAAATGCTCTCAAGGAAAAGAGCACACCGGAGTTCATGGAAATCATGAGCGAAATGATGGACCGAGAAAAGGAAGACTGGGAAATCGGTCCACAGAACTTCACGGACGAGAAAAAGGCAGAAGGTATCCGTTCGATGATGGACGCGCTACCGGAGGATAAGCCGGTAATCCTGGTCATGGGGGACGAAAACCCGGACGATATTCCCGATGACCATACACCCGTTCGGGTGGAGTTCGAGAAGTAAAACAAAATCTTAAGAATGGGTCGTCCTGCCGGTAATGGGGATGAGCGTAAAGGCAGAGTGAACGCTAGTCAGGAATGGCTAGAGCATAATCCCAACCCACCTTAAGTACAGCACTAACTCACAGACAGGAAAAGAAATGCAGAACACGGTAGCCATTCTGGATCAGTTCGAGAATCATCTTGCACGGCAGGGAAAGAGCACGAATACGATTAAGGTTTACTCGCGGAATATTCGCGCGTTCCTGAATTCCAATTTCACCGACCCGCTGGAATACATCATGGATTCCAAGAAGTCTGGCGCAAGCCCGTCGGTAATGAAATCCCGTGCCGCCGCTCTCAAAAGCTGGTCCGGCTACCGCGCCGACCACGACGCCGCGACGGCGCTGGACGGCTACCGTCTGCCGCGCGTCGGCGCTCCCCGACCTCACCCCGTACCGGGAGGAATTCGCACGGTACGCGGCGTTCTGGCGGGCACTGCGGACCCGCGCACGCGGGTACTGATCGCGCTCGGCGCGCTGGCCGGTACGCGGGTGAGCGAGTCCCTGAGCGTCGCGCCGTGCGATTGGGACCGGCGCACAAATGAGCTTGTTATCACCGGCAAGGGCGGAAAGACGCGCAATATCCCGGTGAGTGCAGAGCTTGCCGCCGTGCTTATCGAAAACATGCCGACGAATGATCGAGCCAAGTTCGTTCATATTTCCGATCGTCAGGCCCGGAATCTGATTACCGGACAATTCAATCTTTGCAACGTGTACCATCCCGACGGCAAAAACATTGCCTCGCACGATCTGCGCGCAACATTCGCCACCGAGCTTTACGAAAAGACCAAGGATATTATCTTGGTTCAGCGAACCCTCGGCCATGCTTCTCCGAGTCAGACTCAGGAATACATTGGCGTTAATACCGCTGCGGCGCACGAGGCGGTGAATTTCTAAATGGCTGACAAATTCAACAAGAGCCTGAATATCTCGTCAAGGGACGAATACCTAAGCTCCCATCCGTGGGTAAGCAAGGTTAGGGGTCCGAGACTTCCGCAATGCGAGTACAGGACAAATGCCGGTGGAATTGACCAGTGTGGAAACCGATCAGCATTTCGGTATGTCACTGAAAGCGGCAAGCAATTCTATTGGTGCTCACGACACCTAGAGCGAGAGCTAGACCTTAATGACCGAGTTCTCAGTAGGGCAAAGAAGAATATGGATCATCACTTGTGGTCGGGCAGACTCGAAGACAATCCAGAGAACATCATTCAGGAAGAGCAGGAAATTAATGGCTAAGCACTGGAACGAAATTCATTCGGCAAAAGTGGGCCACAGCTACTGCCGTAATTGCTGTGATTTCACTACAGCAATTCTGCTCGACACTGACCACGGAATTCTTGCTTGCGTTCGCTGTGGACTGGCGAAGAATATCAAGTCCAAGTTCCAGGAGCGCATGGAGGAACTTATGAAGTTCACCGCAAAGCTGGCCGGTAAACCGTATTACACATTCGGTATGCCGCCATGCCCGCGACAGCCGGACGAGATAACCAATACAGTCACTCAGGTAATTCCGGTGGTGAATTAAATGCCGAAGGTTGCACCAAAACTTGCAGAACAGGGAATAAACAGAATCGGACGGAATACTCACCGAGTAATTGCAGAGAATGTAATCACTGGCGAATCAAAGATTCTTGCGTTCGGAGACGAAGAATTCTGTGAACAGGCATTTCAGAATCAGCTAGAGGAAGTTAAGCACAAGAGGCTTAAGCTGAACCCCGGTGACAGGATTTACATTGCAGAAATTTATCTCGGACGAGTTGAATTCGGTCCAGATTTCAGTTATCAACTATTCGGCAAGGAGCTAAAGTGAGAGTATTTGCTAGGGCTATCAAAGGTCTAAAGTTTAGAAATCATAGCCAAGTGATTGCTAGTCATCCTCAGATTATGGCTGTGAACAAGTCGATTATTGTTCACGGAAAATGCGACCATAAGACAATAAAGGGGCTGTACTGCAAGAATCCGAAGAAGTTCGTTTACCTGAATCAGAACAGGGCATTTAGCGCGCCACTGTATATGGGTTTATGCGATATGCATGTGAACTCAGTTCTTGAAGCACTCGAAAGCAAGAACGATCCAGAAACCATGAACTATATCCGTCGTCTAGTATTTTGGAATGGTGAGAAAAATGGCTAGAAAGCCCGATCCACAATACAAGTACGATAAGAACAACATGCCGACGCTTGCTGAGCCTTGGAATGGTTTGTTTGTTCCAGAGATTCCAGAATTGCAAGATACTGGTTCTGATAGGCGCGCTCGCGGTGAACTCGAACTTATTGTCGAGCATGTGGTTAAGGACTGGTTTGTAAACCATATGAAGGACTGGACTCCTACGGCGGAGAATATTGCCAAGCAAGTAACTAGAATTGATAGTAAGTCGTGTAGTTCTGGTGCGGTATGGGGAATTTTAGATAGATGGGAGCGAATTGGATTTGCCAAGAGTGAGATAAAGCCAAAGCGATTCTCTCACTTTTTGCCGGGAGCATTCTCTATGGGATTGCCAGAGCTTTACAGGCGAGAGAAGAGGAAAAGAGTCAATGAAAAGAAGTTCGGAAGATTTGGAGGAACTGATGGTGAATACATCCCAATTGTCGAGCCAAACTTTCCCCCAATTCAACGCAGCATTCAAGCCGAAGACTAGCGGAAATTATGGCCGGTCCCTCTATGGGTACGAACGGATTTACATTGACCATAAGCACGGTCGTTTTGTTTCGTCGTCGGGACCGGAATCGCAATTCCTGAAAGTCGCCGGAAAAACTGCCATGCGAGAGCTTCACGTCTATGGACTCACGGTAATTCGGACTCGACAAATGTGGCCCAAGTTTAACGACTCTGCGTTTGCTGCCGACTGCGGTAAAATTGCCATGAAAGGCAAGCAGTGCATTTCTTTGGACGGTGACATTGGTCATCCTCTGAATGACTTTCCTCATACCCAGTTTGACGTTGGTCTTGGAAAATACCTAGAGAACGACAAAAGTAAAGCACTGTGCGAAACCTGTCCATTTACTAAGTGGTCTCAGGACGGAAAGCACGGACCTTTGTGTCAGCCTCACTGGTATATTCCTATCATTCCGCTTGACTATGTTGAAAAAGACTACAACATGGATGAAGTGCCAGCTATTTTGGATTTAACCCAAAGTGGCATTACCTCGTTCAAGAAGTTCTTTTCACATAATGCCAAGCAGCGAGTGCTGTTTTACCGGCCTATGGCTATTAAGTTGGGAATGGTTCAGAAAAACGATACCAGATTTTCCAGGCCAGAGTTTTCTTCCTCTAGGAATGCGAAATTCAACGGCGATCTTGACCGTCGAAAGATTTACATGACCTATTGGTCCCGTAAAATTTCTAGCGAGTTCAAGGACGAGAAGAACATTCCAAATATGTCAGGCAGCAAGTCTTCCGGATTTGTTGCACTTAAACCCAGTGGCGGAGTCTAGAGTGAAATTCCTCAAAAAGATTGCAAGCTGGCGTGAGACTCGGAGATTGTACATTCTTCTTGACGTGCTTGACACCGAAATTGCTGCGGTGGTAAATACCATGAATTACGCAAGAGAAAACATGGACAAGAAATATGAAACAGTTTCTGATCTGGAAAGACTCAACAGTCTAGAGACTGGATATTTCGAGTCAATGCGCTCACTTAACTCACAACTGCGTATTCTGTTGCAAATCAGGGAGGTGGTCGTCAGGTTAATTAAAAACGATGTAATCTCGAAGACTTCCGTATAAATACACTCACACAGCACCGCCGATAACCCGCGTAAGTTCTGGCAAGTCCCGCTTGCGAACGTAGGCAGCACGCGGTAGCGTTAGCAGTGCCACGCGGTAGCGGTTCCCCAACCGCTGCAACAGGGCAACGAAAATCGAAACAAGGAGAAAACAAAATGGGAATGGGAAAGCTCGGCAACTTTGAGCCGACTTCGCAAATCGAGGGTGATCGTCTTAAGGCGGCAAATGTCGCAGAAGCGGCCCACCCTCTGCTGGTGAATATCGTTGACAAGCGCGAGAACATGCGAACGCAGTATTCTCCCGCTGGTGACGGTAAGGCGCTTTACCTGGATATTCTCGACCTGACTACTCAGGAAGTGTTTATCCATGTGATGTGGATGAATGAGATCATTTGGGACAACCTGAATGGTCACGTCGGAGAGACCCTGCCGATTCGTCTTCGCATGAAGGAAAACAAGACGAAGACGAATTCGTATATCACGGTGGAGGCACTTACTGACGAGGAAATTGCCGTCGCGCAGCAGTGGGTTGACGCTCAGCCCAATCTGTTTGACGACACTCGACGTAAGCGCGATATTCCTACCGCTGAGCAGGTTCGTTCCGGTCAGACGAATTCCGCCAAGTCGGATGATTCGGGTATTTCGGCAATGGGGCAGTCTTCCGCTGCACCGACGCCGCCGCCCGCTTCCGCACCGCCGACCCCGCCCGCCGGTAATGCGCCCCCCGCGCCGCCGTCGCCGGGAGCCAGCGCACCGGCAAGCCCGCCCGCGCCGCCCGCCGCAGATAATGCGGCACCGGCAAGTAGCGGACTGCCGTTCTAAGTAATAATGTGGGTCGTCCCAGATTTACGCATTAGCATTCTCCCCGGTGCGAGGGCGCAAATTCCCGGTAATGAGAGCTGTATCTTAAAGGCTGGTACACGATCCTGGTGCATTCCAGGAGTGCAGTTCTAACCCACGCATTACTTGGATCAATTTAATAAAGGTCGCCATGCGGTAACGGCTCGAATAATCCTTGCTGGGCATTGGCAGTAGAATGGATCATTATTCGAGCGACCTTTATTAAATTGCCCTTATATTTTTTTCTCAAAACAGCACTAGCTCACAGTAATTCAGTAATTCCTCAAGACAGGATCAAGAAAATGCGTAAGACAGCACGAATTTCGCTAGCGGTGATTTCTGCCGCAGCAGTTATCTTCTCCGGCACAGCTTGCAGTGCTCTGGAAAATAGTTCTACCGCTAGCAGTCAGGTTACGGTTACTGAAACCCCCGAGACCAACGTCTTGCCGGTCGAAACCACCACGGCCACCACGACCAAGAAAGTCCGCGACCAGTACGGAATGCTGAATGCGGACCAAAAGGCTCAGGTATTCCGAAGCGTTCTCGAAGACGGTGGAATTACTACAGAGCCAGGCGTTACCTGGACTGACTACATTTCGCTCGCACGGGACGCCTGTAGCGCACTTGATCGAAATGCGTCGCTTGAAGAGGTTATGGGCGTGCTCGTAGACGGACCGCTTTTTACCACGGAAACTGCAAGCACCTTTCTCGGTGCCGCAATTGTCATCTACTGCCCCAAGCATGAGGACCTGATCTAAAATGCCAGAAGAATTTTATATTGCAGCTTATGTCACCGGACTTGATACTGATACTGGGCATGAGCCTGATATTGATGTTATCGGAGGACTCGCTTATGTAGATATTAGCCGAGCTAAGGCCGCGGTCCAAGAGGAAAATAGCTTGATTGTTTCGGCCTGCGCCGGAATTGCACAGCCAACCAATCCTTGCAAGGTTTATCGAGTAGTGGAGGTTCACGAATATGACCGACGGTAATAATATGCCGAGTGACCCGAACGATCCCAATTACCAGTTTTTCATTGATCCCAGCGACCCGGAGTTCTTCAATAAGATGAACGAGGCCGCTCGCATTAATCACAACAAGCAAGAGCTTGAGAACATGCGAAATCAAGCACTAAACAGTGTGATTGATAACTGGTTGCAGGAATTGCCACCAAGGGATATGGCAAACCTTTTCTTGATGTTGTGTATGCTGAACCCATATGCAAACGACAAGAAGACAATTACCTTCATGGCGAGCAAGTATCAGGGTCGACTTGAACAGAGAATGCACGACGCAGGAATGAATGTCGATCCTGATTATCTGATTAAGTTTCTGCTCGGATTTGAATAAGAAAGGAGCACGGTTAATATGACCGCACCTGGACTCGCTAATCGTAAGAGCCTAGAGCCTTACATTAAGGACGATATTAAGTATTACGAGCACCAGGTCGAGGGAATTCGGCGGGCTGCAACTATGCAGAGTTTTATTCTCGCCGACGAAATGGGACTTGGAAAGTCAATTCAGTCCCTTACCGTATTCGGTATCGACCTTTTTATGGGCCGATGCAACTCGATGATTGTTATCTGTCCGACTACGCTCAAACTCAACTGGGCAAACGAAATCGACAAGTTCATGGGAGACGTGATTTACAGCGTTCTTCCGAATAAGCCCGCGCCCGCTCGACAGAAGCATTTGGATCAATTCTCTCAGCTTGACGTGCCGAGAGTTTTGATTATGAACTACGAGCAGGTTAAGCCGCACCTGGAACAGCTTATTAGTATGCAGTTCGACATTGTGCTGTTTGACGAAGCTCATATGTTGAAGAATCCCTCGGCGCAGCGAACAAAAGCGGCACGAGCGCTTGCGGAAACCTGCACACGCCGATTCTTTCTGACCGGCTCTCCGATCCTGAATCATGTGAATGATATTTGGTCGCTGGCAAGCATGGTCGATCCTGCGGCATTTGGAAGCTACTACGGATTCCTGAATACCTACGCTGTTTATGGCGGGTATGAAAACCGCGAAATCGTGGCAGTCAAAAATGAGCAAGACTTGAATGCCAAGCTCGCTCAAATTATGATCCGACGTCTCAAGAAAGACGTTCTTGATTTGCCGGAAGTCCAGATCACGCCGCGCCTAGTCGGACTGCATACCAAACAGCAGAAGCTGTATGACCAGGTTCTAGAGGATTTGCAGATCACCCGGTCCGAAAACGATGAGCCGGATGAAATCGACAATGTGCTCACGAAATTCTTGCGACTTAAGCAGATTTGCGGAACAACCGCTACTGTCCTGGAAAATAAGGAAGACTATTCCGACAAGCTCGACGCTGCACTATTTGACGCAGTGGACCTGGTAAAACAGGGCGAGCGAGTGGTGGTATTCACTCAGTATCGCGGTGTTCAGGAAGCGTTTGTTAATCGACTCACGGCAGCATTTAACAAGGGCTCAAATAGGCCAATGGGCAGTGGTAAATTTGCTCCCATTCACAATAAAATGGCTACATTCCCGGTGTTCGTCCTTAATGGTGACGTTCCCGCAGAAGATCGAGTTAAGGTGGTTAATGAATGGGCTGACCACGAAGAGCCGGGTGTTATTGTTTGTATCTACTCGGTCGCTGGTACCGGATTGAATATGACCGCGGCGCGGTATTGCCAGCGGCTAGACAAGCTGTTTAATCCTCCACTCAACCAGCAGGCAATTGACCGGCTTCACCGAATTGGAGCTGATAAGTCTCAGCCAGTTCAGGTTCTTGATTATCTAGTCAAGGACTCAGTGGAAGATCGTGTTAACGAAATTCTAGAAGTCAAACAGAAGATTGCAGATTCAATCGTTGAAACTGATCCACTGCTCAAGAAGGCAATTACCCAAGCTATGTTGGAGGAAAAAGAAAAGAGGAATAAGAAATGACCATGCAGCACAGTACCGCGGAAAAGCGGAAGCGGGCTGAGCGGCTTGTAGAAAATCTTCCAGATATGCTGACCGCTTCCGAGGTCATGGAATTTTTTCGAGTTAGCCGAACTACCGTCGGTGAATGGCTAAAGAATGGCAGTCTTCCTGGATCAATGAAAATTGGCCGAGATTGGCGAATCCCCAAGACTGACATTATTGACCTGGCAATTAAGATGTATGGAAATACAGAAGAAACCGGAGAAGAGGATTAATCATGCAGCCCAAGTTTGTAATCGTGGACACCGAGACAACTGGACTCGATCCCGATACTAATATCATGCTGGAAATTGCAATCCAGATTTACACTGCCCGACTTGAACTGATTGCAGAATGGTCTCGCTGTATTGTGAGTCCGCTGGTTATGGATCATCTTGAATGGCTAAAGAATCAAGATGACAAGTACGTCTGGAATATGCACCAGGAGAATAATCTCACCAACGAAATCGGCTTGCTCCATGCCAATGGCAATATTCTGGATCACCGGGACATTGAAGTTCAGGCAGTTTCCTTTATGAAGGATCACGGCCTCGGCGAGAACCATATTATGCTTCCCATGTGTGGCTCTAGCATTCTGTTTGACCGCAAGTTCATTGCGAAGCAAATGCCCGAGCTTGATAAGCAATTCCATTATCGGAATATGGACGTTAGCTCCATGAAGGAATTCTGCAAGGTTTGGCGACCCGAGCTTATCGCAGAATATGCCGAGCGGAATAAGGATTTCAGTCCTGCGCACCGCTCTCTGGCAGATTGCAATGCTACTCGAAATGAACTTGCTTTCTATGCAGAGAACCTGTTTATCGAGTGAGGAAATTGCGGCAAAGATCGCCATTGACACGATTAACGAAGCTGGCCTGAAAATCGTACGAAGAGTTGAATTGGAGTAATTAGATATGCCAGAGATTTCAGTGGAAACGGCAACCATCGCAGACGCAATGGTTAAGGCTGCACGAGTTGCGCCTAGCGGGTTTGGAAGTGGCGAGGTTTTCACCGCTGGCATTCTGATTGAATTCGATGAGAATACTAACGACGTGTTTGTTTCGAGTACCGACCTCAATGTATTCTTTCGACGCCGAATCTCCGGGTTGCAGGTAATCGGGTCCGGCTATTGGCGGGTCGCTCCGGTGGCCTCTAAATTCCTCGATTCATTGCCGAAGTCGCGCGGTGCCGTGGTCACCCTGACCGATACGAAGATTCCCGGTCAGCTTGCCATGACTCAGCAAAAGCGGCGCGGAGAGACGACCGGCTCAGTGCCGCTCATTCTCAATTCTGCGTTCCCAGAATGGAACCCCTTTAGTGAGGATGGTTCCATCGCTATTAACGGGCTGGCGAGCAAAATAGAGGCCGTAGCGTGGGCCGCGAGCAAGGACGATGAAGCGACACCGGAACTTAGCGGCGTATATCTGGACGGTAACTACGCAATGGCGACTAATCGCTACGTCTGCGCGAGCGTGCCAATCGTGATCCCCGCACTGGCAGACGGACCAGTGACCATTCCTGTAAAGAATCTCACTGGCGTAATTCACCATGCGGGTGACGTATTGCTCACTAAAACCGAAAAGGGATTGGGCATTACACCAGATGAATACACGCAGGTTGAGGTATCCAGGTTTGCGGAGAATAAATGCGGATTGCTTAAGCTGCCGAATGCGAATGCATACAATGGTTCTATCACGGTAAATGTGGATGAATACAAGGAAGTGTGTGACCGTATTTTTACGATCATTCGCAAGAATCAGAAGGCGCGAGTTAAAATGCTTGCCGCCAAGGATTCTCTTCTATTCACCATTATTTCCGAGACGGAGGAAAAGGTATCTGATATTATCGGAGCAACCGGCGGTCCAGATATTCCCACTCTGCTAAGTCTTAACGGTGCATATGCACGAGACGCTGTGACTAATTCAATTGGAAGTCATGCGACTCTGTATTTTGAGCAGGGACTTGAAAAGCAGAAGCTGTTTACATATATCCAGGGCGGCGCGGGATATGAAGCGTGGATTGCACCGCAGGTAGAAATCGAAGGAGCATAAAATGTCCGGAATTACCAGCATGGTTGTTTACAATCACCCGCCGATAGATCACTTTTCTTGTGAATGCGGATGGAGCTTTGATCCGCTTTCTATGGGTCCAAAGAGCTATTCCGAGCACATGCTTAATGAGATAGACCAGGCGCGAGTTATCAATGATGTTGATGACCTCGAAGAACTGCCAAAGGGTGCGTTTATTCGAGACAGCAATGGAACATGCTTTTCGATCCTGAATAGCGGCAAGTTCTCTATTTATCCGGTGTTTCCGCCGTTTACCGTGCTGTATGCACCAAATGCCGAGAAGGAATAATGAAGAATCAGGATATGAGGCACAGCTCAGAAATGGCTAAGTATCTTGCAATTGCTTCCGGCCTCACCGGAAAAAGGCAAGAGCTTCAAGCCGCCAAGAAGGCAAAGGATAAAGCCAAGAGGCGGGCAAAGAGAAAGCGAACTGGGCGATGAATAGATTTGTGAAAAGAAGGTGAATGATGAACCAGTGGAATCCGGATAATGGAAATCCATTCTTGCTCGACGACACCCCCACCGAGCCGATACCGCCCACCGCAGCCGGACCAGTAAAAGAGCTAACTGACGAGGAAAAGCACCCAGGCGCATATAAGCTCGGTCAGTTCATTGGACTCTGCTTTGCCCTGCTTGTTTCTTTCGGGATTCTGGTTCTGGTAATGGCAGTAGTTCTCGGTCTTATTGGAATTTTGATTACAGTGATTGGTGCAATATGATTACTCAGATTTTCGCTGTACCGCTTAATCCTCAGCCGTGGAAGGTTCCACCGGCGTCAGGAATTCGTAAGGGTAACAAGGTCTTTGTGAAATTCGGTCAGGATGAAGGTGGCGTGGCATTTAAGCTCGGTGTCAAGGAAAGTCTTGAATCTCAGGGCGCATTTATGATGGAGCCTGGATATTCACTGGATATTTATACCTGGCGAAAGCGCGAGCAATACAAAGACAAAGCGAATCGTACCAGAACCAAGAACAAGGTTGACGGTACTAATATGCAGAAGCTCATTGAAGACGCACTGACTGGAACCTGTTTTCACGATGACGTTGACAATATCGCAATTAGAACCATTCAGGTTGAGCAGAGCATTGCCACTGTCCCCCGAATGGTTCTGGTTGTTCGCGGTGAACTAGAAATTATTGACGGGGGGATTGGCACCAATAATTTCTTTGCCGCCATACCACCTGACGTTAGAACAGAAACCGAAGAAAAGTACCGCAACATGATGTTGCGGATTCAAAACCCAGTAACCAAGATCAATAACGAGTGGTAAGGATTTTAGATAATGAGTGAAGCCGTCAATCCGCTAATTTTCACTGACGACAACGAAGAGAACGACACTGGTTTTATGGACTTCTCTCCGAAGTATGGAGAAGACGCTGACCCAAAAGACTCGTCTGTACCGGCGTCTGCAAACGACTCTCCTGTCGAAAAGACCCCATCACAGTCAGGCGAAAGCATTACGGACCATTCGGACTCTATCACTGGGAAACCGTCACTGTCACCCCTGACGCCTTCCCTGTCGGAAAAGTAAATAGTCCTTGCATTTGCGGCGAAGGCTCCGAATTACCAGACGGTGATTCTCCCAAATTCTTCCAAATGGATGAAGAATGGAAATCCGAAGCCGCGTGCTCAGGTATGGGTCCGGCTACCGCCGACGAGGATGACGTGTTTTTTCCCGGTCGCGGTCGGGGCGACTTGCGGAAGATCGCCAAAGAAATATGCGGTTCCTGTCCGGTAATAAATCAGTGTAGGGATTACAGAAAAATCACAGACAGCAAGCACGGCATTTGGGCCGGGGAGACGAGAATTAGCTAGGAGAAAAGCAATGAGCTACCCGAATTACAACAGAGACGAGGACAAGATCAAGATGAAGGCAGCCCAGGAAGAGGTAAAGCACTACAAGGCGATAGTCAAGATTTTTGACGAACGTGGCGGAAAGTTTGAAATCGAACTGCGCGCCAAGACACTAGAAAAGCTCAGAGAGAAGATTGCAGATCATTTGCAGCTTGTCGAGGATGATGATTTTGACGGTGGCAAAATCCCTGGCGTTAATTATAGGGGACAGTAATGCCATTCAGTGACGCTAATATCAGTGTTCATATCTCGTATAAAGACAGCACCGTTTCAAAGTCTCTGGATTTTGAGGCGGCAACCATGGAGGCCGCTATCAAGAAATTCCAGAGTGTGCTAGACGGTTCAGTGTCTGCGCTGGAAAGACTGGAAGACTAGGTGTTCAATTGGTTTGGAGAGGGGAAATGAAGTGAGGCCAAAATCTGGCACCGTTTCTGCTAGCGCGCTAGCCGTTTGGGATCAGTGCCCCCAGAAATGGGCGGCTCAGTATGTGGATTATATTCCACAGCCACAGGGCTCAACGCGGGGAAATGTTGGAACCGTCGCTCACCAGGCACTAGAACTTTTTGTTCAGGCAGTGTTCTTCAAGAAAACTCATAAATGGGACGATGTAGACTACCTACTCGACCTTGTTTACGAGGCATTTGTTGAAATCTTCCACAAGACAGATATGTCTGACGAAGATTTCATTGACGCTCGAAAGCTGGTCAGAGACTGGCATGATCGCACCGATTTTACTGGCGTGGAAGTTCTCAGCACCGAGCAGAAGCTACGAATTCCCACCGAAGTAGACGACATTCTTTTCACTTATATCTTTGACCGCATGGACAAGATCATAAATGAAGACGGTGAAGTCGAATTGCGCTGTGTTGATTACAAGTCAGTATCCCAGCGCTGGACCTACGACGAAGTGCAGAATAAATTGCAGTTCAGGCTTTACGCTCTGTGCGCAATGATTCAGTACAAAGAATTGCAGCCCGCAGGCGTTTGGGTTATGGCAGACTTGCTGCGTTTTAATGAAACCGTGGGAGTTTTTATCACCCGCGAGGAATGCATTGAAACCTGGCAAATGCTACAGAGCACCGTTGAGCTTATCCTGAGCACCGACCGCGAGGACGCGCCTTACCGGCTCGGCGTCGGGTGCCGGTTCTGCCCTATCGCGGCGTCGTGCCCCGCTCTGCGCCGGAACGTGGACGCTGGCGGCGTGCTGGCCGTTCTCGATCCCGAACAGGCTCTACTTCTCCACGCGCAATTAAAGGGACAGATCGAAGGTCTTACCGGATTGCTCGATCACTGCGAGAAAGTAATTACGAACTACGCGCGAGAGGAAGATATTACCAGCCTTTCCGCGAAGGATGAACTTGGATATGAGCATTCGGTCGAAGTTCTCGCTCAGGGTCGGCGTAAGCTGAAAAACCCCGCAGCCGTCGCACAGATAGTCGGACCGAGAATTGCCGCACGAATTGGAAAGTTCAATATCACCGATCTTGATAAGCTTCTCAAGGGTCAGGAATTGGACGACAACCAAAAGCAGCAGATTCAGGATTTGCTCACCAAGGAATATTCTCCAAAGCTCAAGTTTAAGCAGAAGGGCCAGTAATAATTATGCCTACACGTCCAGTTACTAGCGAAGTTTCGCTTATGAGCATTTCCCTGCCGTTTAGTCCTGACGTATTTAGTCAGAATGGCATGGAGGTTGAGCGCACACATAAGTCGACAAATATTATCGAGTTTGCCGGTCGCGGCTGTTACCAGAGCTTTAATAAGCCAAACGACGCAACTCGAAAGCAGGAAGACTATATCAAGAACATTATCGAGCAGAAGCATTTCTCTGTTCTTGAGCATGTTCAGTGCAGTTTTTACCTGACCGGCATTTCTCGCAACTTTACTCACGAGCTTGTCCGCCACCGACATTTTTCTTTCAGTGAGCTTTCTGGTCGATATGTCGATCCGCTTAAGAATGGTCTCGGATATATTGTTCCGCCGATGGTCCGTGATGATCCTTGGATCGTTAGCACCATTGACGACGTTTATTGTCGCGCAGAAGACGCATATGAAGCAATTCTCAAGAAGCTGGAAGAGAAAGGGATTACCGGCAAGAAGGCGCGCGAGGCCGCACGTTCCGTAATGCCGGGAAGCCTGGAAACTCGAATTGTCGTGAGTGGAAATCTTCGCTCATGGATGGAGTTTGTTTCCAAGCGTGACCACGAGGCAGCCGACGCTGAAATGCAGGAAGTTGCCGGTGCTATCTACCGCGAGCTTATGTGCGTGGTGCCAGAGGTATTCGCACCAGAGGTTCGTGAAGAGTGGGACGAGCAGTTTTGTCAGAGGGTAAATTCCTACGACCTGGGGCCGTTATAGTTTTTCAAGGACCCGAAGAGTGGAGAGATTTACTCTAATCCCATGCCAAGTGATTCAAATGAACCAGCCTGATAAAAAGGCCGTTCGCAAGGACAGGCATAAGGGTCGCGCTACGGTAAATTCTTCCGGAATAGTGATCGGCACAGTATCAAAGAAAATTCCATGCAAATGCCAGCCGCCCACTGTAGAAACAGGCTGGACATACAAAGCCGCTTTCAGTCCCGGTACATTTTGGATGTGTGAATCTTGCCACGAAGTATTTATGGTCGATGAGAATTATCGCTGGGCAAACAAATACGAAAGATCATACAGGGATAACAGAAAAGCGCGTCAGTTTAAGCGCGCCTGGAAGCGAGTAAATAAGAAGGCGGCCAAAGTATGATTGAAGTCTGGTTCTATAGAATTTTCGCATGTATCGTCGGCCCCGCGCTTGTTCTTCTATCCCTGTTTCTAACAAAAGATTATCCAACAGAGGCGGCCATTGCGCTGATTGGCGGATTTATTATTATGTCCATTTCTAGCTCGAAGGCATTCAAGAAGGGTTCAAAAGTAGATGAGTGACATTACCGACCCGGCTAGCGACCTCCTGGCTACGCAGTGCGGGCTATCGCCGCAGCCGGACCCGATCATTAACGAACACCCCAGTTCGCATGATTTGGTTTGCCGTGACCTTAATGGCATGAGATTCGTTAACTACGGAACGCGGGAAAAGTCCGTAACCATGAATTACTTCAAGGTTACCGAGGCATTCGTTGCACTTTGCGAGTCTCTGGGCATTAATCCAGCGAGTGAAATTGCCAAGCGCGGAATTCGGACTCCGTAAATACGGAACGATTCTACAGCCCTTCAATGGTCGAGATAATATCCGCGACACCATTGACGAACTAGGGGACGCTTTGGTCTATATGCGGGCCAAGATTTTTGAAGAGGCGCACGAATTGGCGGAGCAATCTCGAAGTGGCGAACAGGCTAAGTAGAGAGTGCAGTGTAGATGGTTGCTCAGACTCGGTATGGTCTATGGATATGTGCTCTAAGCATTATCAGAGATTCAAGAGACTTGGATTTACTGAGCTTGTAGAGCGGCCAAAAGAATGCACTAAGAAGGGCTGTAATAAGCCTATTAAAGCCAAGGGGCTTTGTCACAATCACTACAATTACAGCCTCATTGGTCCCCGTCCTAATCGTTCAGAATCGGCAAAACTAAGGGAGAAGAGGAAGCAAGAGGAACGAGAAAATTCAAAGTGCAGGCTAGGTTGCGGTAGATATTATCACGAACTACCCGCGGCCCCGGAAAGAATCTTTAATTGGGGCGAATGTCCCGGAACTCCACGAAAGAAGAAATACAAATGACCGACACCACTAACGCCGTCCACACTGCCCTGAACCTTTTCAGTGCTTCCCAGCGCGAGGGTACTTCCCCTGACTATTTCAATCCCGAGACCGGCGAGCTTACTTTTGACGGCGGTGCTGCAATTGCTCAGGCGATTTCTGTGCTTTCTCATGCAAGCTGGAAAATGTCTGAGTCTAAGGGGTTCCATGATTCCGGTCGCGGATTCGGTGAAATCATCGCACTGATTCATTCTGAGATTTCGGAGGCACTGGAAAGCAACCGATCCGGTGAGCCGCTTTTGTGGTTCAAGCGCGAGGACGGAACCAAGTCTACCGAGCCATTTGACGAGAATGGAAAGCCGCTTAAGGCCGAAGGCGAGGCAGCAGAGTTTGCAGACGCCTTTATTCGTATCGGCGATTGGGCTGGCGACGACGATGAGCGAATTACTGCGCTGTTGCTGGCGATTTATTACAAGAACCGCTTTAATGCCACCCGTCCCTATAAGCACGGACGAAAGTTCTGAAATGGCAGATTTCAATTCAAAGGCAGAATGGAGCAAGGAGCACGAATTCCTTGTGAAAATTCTCTACAAGAATGGTACCGAGCAGGTAGTCGCCTGTGGTGACGTTCAGCGCAGCCGTCACCCGCTGGATGGATCGGTTACCATCATTCTTGTTAATTCTTTCCCGGTTATGTCCTACTTTAGCCTGGATGATATTTGTTCCATTCAGGTCATTCCTCATCCGCAGTACGAGGAAAGTTCGGGGCCAGTGCAAGAAAAACTTCCTGTAGATGATTTCCCGGACTAAGGATCATAAATGAGCTACAAGGATAAGAAGTCACGAATCTGTGATATTTGTGACACCAAGCTAGTTCCCAGGATCATTGACTCAAAGGTTCCGGGTTCCAGCAAGGAGCAGCGCCTAAAGGTTATGTGGTTCCATGAAAACGGCGAATTTACATGTAAGGAGTGAGAAATGAATGTTTCCCCAGAACACGAGGCTGAAATCTGGAAAAGAAAGCAAGAGCAGGAGTCCGCCGAAAATAACACCATTCGGGTGTGGTCTTTCGATCTTGCCAAACAGCAAATGGCAGCGGACCTCGACGGAAAGCCAATCACTCTCACCGTTGATCTTGATGAGCTTGAAAAGTTCTCGGTGACCGGAAAAATCACACTGACAGTTCCAGATGTGATTCTCAGACAAATGGTGGAAATTCACGGTATCGTAGTAAGATTCTCATTCCTTCGCGGAAGAGACGAATACGGCGTCGCCACCAAAGAACTTGTTGAGTACCTTAAAAACAATGGTATTCGGCAAGACACTCAGTGATTAACTTCCCCCTTTGGTGCCCCTGAGCACTAATATCACTGAGCTAAGACAATGCCCCCGTAGGATTCAGATAATCCTACGGGGGCATTGTGCTATCTTGGCCTATTTAGTTTTAGCCAGTTCCTTGATCCAATTAGCCATTGACTCGAAGTAAGGCAGTCCGTCGCTAGGATCATACCGCACGGGATATGCCGTATGGTCACCACGATACAGGTAACCCTCTGCCTCATAAATGGCGGTATTGATCTGGTCTCGCAGCTTAAGCGGATTATTCCACGGAACCAGGTAGGTCTGCCATTTTCGCACCAGCAGTCGCGGAATACTCCCGGACCAGGCAGCTGGTCCGGCTAGCGAGAACTCCGCGCTCGCGTCGGCAAAAACCCGCAGCAGAGAGTCGGGCGGCGGCGTGCAGCAGCAAATAACGTCCTTGGTGTCGAAGTACCACCGCACAGGGATAGCGTTTCCGACCGTCCTGCTTGTCCGTATGCCGAACTTATCCCCCGCGCCGGGAATCCCTTTAGGTTGGCTCGGATCGCTGAGCAGAGCGCCGCCCAGCACGTTCGCGGCACCGGCCCCGCGTGCCTTATACGCCGCGAGGTCGCGCAGCACGTCGCCCGCGAGCTGAGCGCCGCCGCTGTAGCCGACGACCACAATCCCTGTGTCTGCCCGGTCATACAGGCATAGCCGCTTCAAAAGGGAAATGCCGTCAGAAAGGTTCTTCTCGAACGGATCACCAAACAAATTAGGCGCAGGACCGTATTCTGCCTTCCAGGGCAGGTCCATAATCTCAAACTCGTCCGGAGGCAAATACCGATCCAAATTGTGAAGCATTCCGGTATCCATAGGATCGGCAATGCCTCGACATAGGACCACGAGCGTCTTACTCATGTGAAAATGAACCTTCCTGCTTGCTCCATAACGCGAGACTTTTCATGCAATGGATCGGGCTGACGATATATCCGGTAGTTGGACCCGTGTACTACCTCGGATTCACGAACATCTTGGATATACCATTCATAAGTATCGTTGTTGGAATTATATCTCGAATTCCAAATAGTTCTCTTGGTGTGACCTCTAAAATCTGGCATAGAATAAACTGCCATGAAAACGATTTCAGGATCATCGGTGGTACAAGGAATACTGTAAACAAACCCCACGGAATCATCTAGTGGAAGATTCTTAATTGTGGTCGTTGTTGCAAGTGCTGAGGTCATTTACTCTCTCCTGAGTAGCTGATGGTAATAAAAACATGCAGTTTACATAGGCAGAGAGCGCCCCTCCCGGTCCAGCCATTCTGTGAGAGTCATGTGCTTTGGCGGATCGGGTACCCACCCTTTTTCGCCAGCCTGAATATCAAATCGTCGGTGCCAGGTTGCGTCATAAGCAATATAATCAGCCAGAACCTCGACTTCCTCTTTGATCTTTCCGACTCGTTCGTCTACAGCCTCTCCCACGAAATTGTGAAGATCGTCCACCGTCAGCGGAGTTCCTCTGGTTGTCTGATTCTTTCTAAGGGCCGCTTGAAATTTCCTGGCAGCCCATCCAATGATAGGCATTTTAGCCGTCTTCTCCCCGAGTAAATAAGGAAGAAGTAGTACGAGAAAAAAGAAACCGACCATTAGCCACTGATTGTCTAGGGCAGGGAATGGCACCATTCTTACTCGCCTTCTTCCTGTTTAATAAAAAGCATGGGCTGGTACACCCATGACTTTTGCGCGTAGTACCCCGCAGCCGCCCCCCAATAATTAATTGCTACGGTAAAGAAAAGCGCAGAACTCCTGAATCCATCACCGCCCCAAAATTCGATAGAGTCCAAAAGTAGGCCAACGCCAAGCGTCGCCCACAGCGCGCCTAAAATGTGCAGGGATATGACGGCGCGGAGTCGCCAGCGCATTAACATACAGGCCGTTACGGCGACGCCATTTACCATCATAAGCATTCCCCACGCATAAAGAGGAATCAAATCCTCAACAGAGGAGAGCCGATTAGCTCTGGCTGGAGTTTCGTGCAGATAATCAACTCCGTAAATAATTGGCAGAATGCACCAGGCAAGCATGATGATTGCTCGAAATGGATACGGAATCAGCGGAGTCCAGTCCCCTCTCTTATGAAAGAATCTGATCCGCTGTAGAACAGATTTCATCTTCAAATCCAATCCTCAAGGCAACGGTCATATGCCTCGGTAGCTGCGGATGAAACGACACTGTTCCCAAGTATTCTGGTTTTAGCCAGCTCAGAAATTCCGTCAGTTTCAGTGACATAACCTTGCTGCATTCCCATGATCCATTCAACGAATACAGGGGAAGTTTGGCGGTGTCCATTTCCATCCTCATACTGAGGATGGGGAGCCTTCATGCCCGTTACCGATTCCCAGCGTTCTATCGCCGGTAGGTACTCATTCCAATTACGAAGCAAATGGAATGGAAAATTTGAGATATTAAGGGTGCCACCAGGCGTCCACCCGCGCGAGCCGCGCCCGTCACTCGCTACCGGAGTCGGCAGCAGGTCGGGCAACGATGAAAACTCTATCTCGCTTGTGGGGCGCGCCAATATCAGAAGCTCGTACGCTGTGCCACCGTAAATCATACCCGTTGGAGGCCAGAGAGGCTGTGACTTCGCTAAACCCCTGCGACCGGAAGCCCGCAACATTTTCCAGGAAAATGTACTGCGGTCGAATTGCGCGAATCGCCTGTTCAATAAACGGCCAAAGATACCGCTCATCACTTATACCCTTCCTGGCCCCAGCCAGACTAAATGGCTGACAGGGGAAACCGGCTGTGATGATCTTAACGCTATCCCTAAAATTCTCCCAATCAGAGAACTGTGTCAAGTCTCCGATGTTTGGAATTTCGGGGTAATGGCGCTCAAGAACCAGGCAGCAGTCCTTATCGTTCTCAGCAAAAGCTACAAGGTGAGATTCAACTTGTAGCTTTTGCAGAGAACGCCGTACGCCAATGTCCAATGCACCAACCCCAGTGCAAAGGGACAAAATGCCGTACGACGACTCTGTAGTGCTCATTATCCGGTGATTCCCTTGTCAGGATCGTAGCGGTAGCTACCGGCACCGGCGCGAGAATAAATCTCATCACCGGAGGTATTAACATTCTGAACAGCGACCGCGGCGGGTGCGCCAATAAGGAGAATGTTAATAAGCGGAAGCCACTGGTTAAGGAATTCCGGATCAATAACCCGGTAAATAACCAGAACGGCGTTCACGCCCAGCAGGATAGTGTAAATTGCCTTTCGTGCAAACTCCTGTGTGCGAGCAAAAGTGAGCACAAGCTGCAACAGGGCACCAGCAAAACCTGCAATAACCAGCGCCTGATTCTGGTCGGCAACACCGTACCCGACTAGCGCGGCCTGCGCGAACGGGATAATGACATACAGCATTGCGATCAGGTCATTGAACGACCGGATATTGAAGATGTTAACCGGACCCCGAGTGTCGGGTGTATTCGTGGTCATAAACATTTCCTCACTTAATCTTGCTGACGATTTCACGCAGCAGCTTGTTGTTTTCCATACTCATCCCCGCTGCAATCGCCGCGTGTCCAAGTACGGTTTCGCCGCGCTTTGCGTCTACGGCGCGCGCCTTGGCCTCGTCGTAGCTGGTAACAGCCTTGATTCGGAGCGTCTGCTCAAATACCAGGGTGCCCAGCGCCTCAACGACGCTCTGCCGGTCAACGTCCGCGCCGCCCGCCGACTTATGAATCACGCGGAACTGCGAGATTCGCCGGTCCTCATTATCGGGCTGAGGCGCGAGACCGACCCACCCGAAATTGCCAGCCTTGCTCTTGCTGTTGGTACCCATAAACTGCCCCTGTACGTCACTGGCGGTTGCCATGATCTTATTCTCCTTCGGTGTTTTCTTCTGGTGTAATCACAGTAACGGTATCAAGTACCGCACTGAGGTTTTCCAGCTTCTCTACGAAGATTTCAGCACTAGCTGTAGTAATGCAGCCAGACTCCATAGTCAGCTCTGCCTTAAAAGCAGGCAGGGAAACCCATTCTGTTACATACTCATTGTTGTCGAAGTCAAATACAGCAACTTCGAGTTTCGGCTGAGCAACGTCTCCGGTTGCCCGGATAATTGCTCTTTGACCAGTCTCTGACACCCTTAGTCCCTCGTTCCCATAAGCTGAGTCATAATTGCGTCGAAAATCTTCGGGTCTTCCGAAGCTGAGCCATTAGGGTCAAGAGCGGTTGCGTCACTACGAATCTTGTTAATGTCGTAGGTTTTACCGGGCGCGTAACCGGGGTCCCATTTGCCCTGAATGGAAGTTCCATTGTGCGTCTTAATGACGTTCATGTTCTTCCAGCCAAGAACAATTGCAGCGCAACGGTTAACTGCACACATGGTCCGATATTGCGCAGGACTCATGGGCTCAGTGCCTCGGTACTGCATTTCAATACCCAGAACCTCACGATTAAACATGCTGGTGTTGGGAAGCGGTGCGGTATCCCAGCCACCGGAAGCGCCAGCATGATTAGCCGGATATGCGGCAACCACTGCTAGGTCTCCGTCGTAAAGCCCCGCGAAGTTACATAGAGGGCCAGAGAGTCCTGGAATCCCGGAAATAAGGTTCTGGTCAAGGTAAATGTTATTGCCACCAGCGGTGTGATGGTCAATAAAACCTTTAGGACCACCAGCGGGCCACGACTGACCATTTCCACGAGTCTCCCAACCGGGCGCATAGACAATATTAATGCCATAGCGCTGATTGCACATAGTTGCAATATCCCTCATCATCTGAGGGCCATTGACGAATGCCATTATCCTACAACCTTTCCGAGCATATGCTCCAAGTAATCGGGATCGTCGACACTGTCATAATCAGTGCCAGCCGCGACAGCCGGGTAGTCAACGACCTTATCTTTCTCCGCGCCCGGAATTTCCCAATCCTCACGGGAAACTTCTGGATAAGGTGCAGGCTCTGCCTCAACCTCACCGATTACATAAGTTCCAGATCGGCCGAGAGAATCTACCCCCGCCTTGTACGAAACAGAAATCGGATGATCGTCATTACTGGGATCATCGTCAGCAGCAAGGCTGGCATGAAGATTATCTCGCACGATCTTTTCGGTTTCAGCAATTTTATCTGGACCATCCGAGTCCAGTACGAATTGCATGAATTTCATAGCATTCTCCTTAATCGAGAGTTCCCATAAATTGGTGCATTACAGCGTCCCAGTCAACTCCGTCACGAGAATATCCCCACTGCCCATAATCGTCAGTGAGCACGTCGTTAACATCGACCCGGCTACCGCCAACGATTGGGCCGGGATTCGACGCGGTATCCACGATCCGCTGATATACGCAAGCGTGCTTAGAAATTCCCTGAGACCACGCCTTAGTCTGCCAGCCGTAATAACGTCCTGACCCGTCGTGAGTCTTTCCGATAAGCTCGTCTTCGACCGCCCATTCGACAACGCGAATGCTGCCATAAACGCCGACACGATCTACACCAAGAATACTAGCCGCACCCTTGAGATATTCGGAAACTGGACCATTGAAGGTGGCAAGCGTCACATCGTCATCAATGGCAAAGAAAATAGGAGCGGAGGGATCGCCGCCCAATTCTTTATGCTTGGTGAGAGCTGCATTTGCGTCGGCAACACCGCCCATGAATCCCTTGCGCCAATCAGCAGTTGCATTCTTTCCAAACTGCCAGCACGAAATAACAGTCAGGCCGAGTTTATTCATTTCGTCAACCCAAGACTTCTTGATCGGCTTACCAGAGAAATTGGTGCCGGGCCGAGAAGTGCTCAGATAACCGAAACTGCCAGCGTGACCAGCCTGTTTAATTGCTGCGGGAGACACAAAGCTCCCCGAGTCGAGTACGGTGCTCATGCGCTCATCCTATCGTTAGTTCATGCGACTTAGCACCCCTTCACGAGGTAAAGGGGTGCTAAGTCTATATTCGGCTCTACGAAGCGATTGGTCCGAGACTCAGCGTATTCGTAGAGATTCGGATAATGTCGCCATTTCCGCCGCTCTTGGCTGTAGTCGCCTGGCTGGACCAGAGAAAGTTACCGCCTGTAGCAGCGTCCCAGAATGAAACATGAGTAATTGTTTCATTACCGGAAAGCGTGAATTCAGGCGTATTGCTCATGGCAATTTGACCAGCAGCAGCGGCGGCGAACGTGGTTGCAATTCGTGTAGTAATCGAACTGCCATTTGACGTGCCCGCCGCGCCCGGTTGCCCGGTATGAATTCGCGCGTAAACGGTGGCCGGTGGGGTGTATGCGGTATTGCGGCACACATGATCGAGAATCTTATTGGACAGGTAATTGGAAATACCGACAGGCATTTTATTTCTCCTTGATTAAATCTAGTACGGATGAACTCTGAGAAATGCACCAGGCTGTGCAACTGGTCTATTGAAGAAGTTTCCCTCTCCGCGCCAATGAATAACGAAGTAGTCTCCTGCGGAAACTGTTCCAATCCATTCGGCACTAGACGTTCCGGGGCTGGCTGTTTGCTGCGATCCGGTAGCCGCTTCTGATCCATTTCTCATAATTCGAGTCTGACCATATCGCGGTGCCGTGCCGCCCGTATGCGGAACCTCTGCTCTGACATATGCAACATAAGGTGAAACACCAGACGGAATTTCCAATGCAGCACCAGCGGAAATCTGAGTAAACGGATAGTTTGAATCCGCAACCATTCCAGTCAGCGTGTTATATGAAGTTCCAGAACCAGTAGTAGTATTTGTCTTAATGATTCCATAAACCGGCTGACCAGGAATCATTTCAAGTTCCGTGTTCATTGCAGCTGTAGCATTTAATGCAAGCTGCAATGAACCAATATACTGAAATGCCGATACCGGATCAATTGTAGCCGCCAAGCTCGGTGCCAGTGCTGATATGGAAATCATTCCAGTAACAGCATTTACGCTTGTCTCGGTTCCCATTGTCTGCGGACCGACGTAATTAATTCCAGTCTCAGTGATCTGCAATAGCCCCTGCTCTACAGCGAGCTTTTGAAGTAATGCGATATCAGTATTTCCGGAAATACTAGCCATAAGCTCCACAGTGAGATTGTCGCGCCTGGAAATATCTACAGCGGACTCAATAAGCCATTCTGCATGAACATGCAGCCCCAGTATCACATTAATGCTGGAATCAGCTACAAGGCTTGCCTGCCTTTCTGCGCCGATCATTAGAATTGAAATAATATCCGTTTGCGGAGTCACTTCAATATCTAGATCATTTGCAATATTGGCAATCATTGTCAGCGTAACTACAGGGTCGATATTCAGATTTTGAGCCATAGTAAATAGACTTGCAGGAATCCATGTTCCCTGACTCTTTGGAAATATGGGATTAGGACCCCATTCCCCCTCAGATACTTCGTCCCAAAATGCCATGACTCATTCCGTTTCGCTAGACCACTTGTTTACAGTAAACGAAGTGTACTGCAATCCGGTAAGAATTTCTCGACCAAGCGCGTCAGTTCTAGCTTGAACTCGCACACCAAATCCTGGACGTGGCACGACAAATGTATAATTACAAGTCGCTGTGTATTGAGAATTAGTACCAGTACCAGTCTTTAGCTTAAGGGAGCGCTTTCCAAATGCCACGCCGAATTCGTCAAACACAACGATTTCAACCTCGATAACATCAAGCACGGCTTCCCAGGAAAAGTAGACCTGCGTATCAGCACGCCAGAGACCTTTCGAGTGAAGTACGATCATTCCCTCTGAGGTGACAGTAGTACCCACAGACGGTCCTACTGTCGCGGTGAAGCCTAGCCATTTCCAGTTTCCAACTGGGGTAGTTCCGGAGCCGATGGGCATATATGTCGCCCGGTAACCCTTAACGCCTTCGAGCGCCTGCGTTTTATCTTGCAGATCAGCAATCTCAGAGTCGCGGTTTCCCCATCCATCCTTGAAGCCCTGAACAAGGCTGTTAATTGGAATTGTGGGAATTCCCTGAGAAATATCAGAGAACTGGCCGAACATCGAAAGAAAATCAGTCAGCGCCGAGGGAAGCCCGGTAACCAGAGTCTGCGGAATTGCACCAAGAACTGCAACCGGGTTACTGATGAGATTATTAACCAGGTCAAAGAAATCGCCAGCAAGTGATTCAGTATTACCGAACCATGATTCAATCTCATCCGACAAGTCGGCTATTTTATCAAACAGCGTGCCAAGTGCGGGAATACTCAAAGCGCCTAGTAGCTGGTTAACCAGAGCCTCTAGCCAGCCAAAAAGATTCTGCAAATCTTCCGGAAGGTTAGCAATAAGAATCTGAGGCAAGCTGGCCTGATTGGCAAAAATACCAACGTCGTCAAACCAGACATAACCAGCAGTAACTAACGGGCCAACCCGAAAGAATACCGCGGCCCAAAATGCGTCTTCCGGTGCAATCACATTGCCAGTTAGCTTATACCAATCAGCCGAGCTAGCCGGATCAGAAATGCTTGCGGCAACCGTGGTGCTAATTTGAGTTCTGTCACGACGGTACCAGGTAATATCAATAGAGAATGCCTCACCAGTGGCTACAATATCTTGCCACTTCAAGAAAGCCTCTACCGGATAAGTTTTGCCTGGCTCAACACGAGCAGGTCGCGGCGGAGTAAGAACGCCGCCAACTGCTTCTGACGCGGTGAATTTAGCTGAGCCCGGATTTGTGTGACCTTCATTTTCGTCCCAAGACCAACCTTCGCCAGTCTTGACGGTATTTGAAAGATCAAATTCACCAGTGTAGCTAATCAGGTTAATCGGCTTGTTGGTAAGCTGACCGAGATTAAACAGTCCGCCGCCAGTGAAAATTGAACCAATAAATTCACCAACTCCACCGCCAAGAATCCCCTCTGCCCAATCCTTGATTTGACCCAGAATTGGATCATCACCAGCATAATCGCCTTGAAGCGCTGCGGCAATGTCATTCTTTGTCAGTTCAAGATTTTCACCAAGATCGAGAATCTTATTCTCATCGGCAGACAGTCCACGAATTGCGGTAATATACCTGTCACCAGGAATCCCCTCAATTCGTACCTCCTGACCAATCTCACTAGGCGCGATATTGGTATATGGAACCTTGACTACAGAGTCTTCCCCAACGAATGAAACTTCTGCAATTTTGCTATCGGTATCAATACCGACAACAGTTGCGTATCGCGGAGCGGGTCGCTGACGAATAAGCTCAGTGCTGACCTTTTTCTCAACGTACCGATCAATCCCCTGTGCGGTTGCAAGATCAGAAAGTGCGCTCATAGCTTAGTAACTCGCTTTCCGTTTCCGCTCATCGGGGACAAATCCAATGGAATGCTTAGACTGGTAATCAAATACCGAGCGGGTGCCCACCCGGCGTCGGATTCTTTCATTTCCAGAACCTCACCAGCCTCGATCCACGGAAGCAAAAGGCTGGTGAAGTCCAGTTCAAACTCTTCAAGCGCGGCAATACTCAACATCACATCAGCGATTTCCTGAGCCTGTTGAGTGCTGGTAATCAGATTGTTGTTGATATTCTTGACGCGATCACCAATATTCTGAATCGAACTGGGCGACGCAGGATCATTGTTAATTGCCTCACCGAATACCAGCGGCAGGTTCTTATCGCTCGACTCGCCAACAACGGTAATATGATTAAACAGACTTGCGTCAGAAGTCTTTCTTCCTCTACTCACCAGATTTCCACGAGGTCCGGTATTAAGTGACAAGGTTGACGGAGTGAGAAGCGGGTCCGACTGGGGCGTGAGTCGGAGAAAGCCTTCCGCGTCAAACCACAGGTCATAATTATTCGCTGTAGCAATGTCGCTCATTACCGCCCACCGCTCGGCGTCGCGCTCCCAGGTTGTATCTTTACCCAGAACGGTCGGCAAAGTTTCAGGCAGCTTGTGCTTAAAGATTCCAGCATTTGCAGCAAGAATCCTAATCACATCAACAATACGCTGATCCTCGGTGAACATAGTGGCTTTTGAGAACTTACTTTGCTTGCAACGCTTTGAGTAATCCAGGGCCGTGACATTAATGGACTCGGTGATTACATCACCAGAGTCAGAAATGTTCTCCGGTATAAACTCGCCTACTTGCGTCTCCCATGTTGCCTCAACGTCATAAGTATCCGCGCGATAGACAACACTAGCCAAATAAGAAATAAACCCATCCCGATCGTCATTAGTTTCAAATTTGTCGAAGTCGGCCATTTGAGTATGAATCCATACACCAGTTTCCTGGCCCTGAATCATAATGGAACCGTAGCCAAAAGTATTGGCATTCTCTACAGCGACAACCTTTCCAGGAGTTGAAACAATGGGACGATACGGACGCGGATCAATGATATTCCATTCATCCCAGCCAGTGCTAATGGGATCGTCAAGCTCATCATTCTCGAAATGACGAATATCGTGATCGGCCTGGACCGGCCCAGTTGAGCCAATAATCATTGGCAACTGGGCCGACGTGCTATCCAGACCAAAACTAAGAACCGATTTGCCAGTCTGATATGCCAAGGTAATCAGTTCGAGTTTCAGGCTATGAGTTCCAGAAATTGACACGATAATGTCGTAGTCCTGAATCTCAGATATATTCTCGGTTAGCGGATCGTAGTCAACAAATTGGCAACCTGCGGCATGAAGCAGGTTCTTCAAAATGAGAGCCTGATTCGTTGCAGAATTTTCCTCAACAATGAGAATCTTAGGCGAAACCGCCTCGTCTTCTTTGTGAGTAACAATTCCAACATAAGCCTTGATTACCTTGTCGTACCAAAACTTCTCTGGCCCCGGTGTCAGCTTGTCCTTGTAATTGAAAAGCTCCACGTCAAGCGAGCGTCGAGAATCATTGCTGTAATCAATGTTCACGCTCCCGCCAACGAGAATATGCTTCCATGCCTCCGGCTCCCAAGGTGTTTTTCCATCCTGCTCGTAAATCTCGATTCGACGGATAAGCTCAACCGTCGGAGCGAGAAATGCCTCTTCAATAAGGCGGTTAGGCGGGTGCGGCATTGCCCTTCTCTTTCTCTACTTAAATGCTGTCTTCGATACTACCAACAGCCATGTATGGCAAGTCAACGTCACCGAATTCGGATTCGCCGACGCCAGCCATTCTGTCCAAGCTCGGCTCGCCAATTGCAATAAGCGTCACGTTTCCAAATGGATCGCGCATATAAACTGCAATGTTCTCGTCACAAACATTCCACAGCTTTTCAATGAACTTTGTGGCGCTCATCTTTTGACTATGGCGAACCTGGATAGAAAGGTTGCCAGACTTGCCGTAACGGGTGCCATAGATTCTACGACGCCCGCCACCGATAATGTTAATATCAGCCATTTCACGGTTATCAGTAAACCGATCACCAGTGACGTTGTTGACTTTGATATTAAGCTGGTCATTGTCCGGAATAATCAACCAGTAGCTGTCCGAAAAAATGAAGAACGGCAACGTCGGATTATGCTCAGATTCAACGGGAGAGCCGTAGCGATATGCAACCTGGACCACCGAATAAACGAACTTGTCATTGCCGGCGATAAGCCAGTCCCTAAATGCAAGGGTGTTAATATCCTCTACGGTTCCGGCCAACACATATTCATCGTCGGTGTCACCAAAACGCTTGCGGTAAACTCGCCACTCCTTAAAGAACGGATCAGGGTTTCCGGTCGGCCACGAAATATCGCAGTAGCCATTTTCCTGATACACAGAGTAATCAACGTCAGCGAACACAACTTCTGGACGGTCAAAATTCGTTGAGAAATTACGGTGAACTGTACGCGACAAATCCTCAGAATCAGTGACAGTCAGACTGAGCTGATAACCGGCAAGATTCTTAAGAATTGGTCGAGTCGGCATATGCTCTTCGGTAACACTGAATACCTCACCAGAATCATACATTAGCTTTCCGGTAGCCATATCTGTGACGCGAATACGGAAACTCTTCTGAGTAATTCCAGGTGCAGCATAAGTGCAAGACCAGCTAAACACGGGCTGACCGCTAGCAATTTGCTCCATATCATCCGGGAACAGGACAACAATAATAGGAGCAGTGCTCAGCCGACAAGTACCAACAAGCTGATTTTCGGGTGCGGAGCCAACGTCGTCGGCGTCCCAAACATCGACCGCCACGGTGAGCATTTGTCGATGATGGGTCACCTTATTAACGCTCATAATTCCACGGTTCACACCGCTAAGCGTTTTTCCGGTGTCCTGAATCAGATTGCTACTCGCGTCATAAACACGCATACGATAACTGGTCTGATAGTCATTTGCCCACGGATCAGTAAATCCCCAACGAACAGGTGCGGTTTCCTGGTCGAAGCTCGCCCCGCCATTCGGGATCAAATTCACCGGAACCGGAGGATGGACGACGGCGAACGTGATCGGGTCCGACCACGCCCCGGACTGGTCCCATACGTCGGTGCAGCGCACCCGCGCGTACCACGTCCCCTGTGCGAGGTACTGCGAGGGATCGAGAACGCCGACAGAACCACCCTTACCCCCGCTGGTTATAGAGGGATTAGGCTGCGGATTATAGGAAATGTCGAACGGGAATCCGGCGCTGGCTACAAATGTTCCGCCTTCGCTATTCGTCCACTGAACGATATTGTCAGAGAAATCCGACTCGGTAGAGAATTGCCAAGTAACACCCACGCGCCGACCGCCCGACGGTTGCACGTCAATACGCGCCCTCCGCGTACGGTAAGGCGTATTAATTGTGCTCCCGCTAGTCGGGTCGGTCAATGAAGGCGTAGGAAGTGGACCATGAACGATATTAAAGCTCGTGGTTTCCGACCAGTCAGATTCATAACCCCGGAAATCCCGGCCCTTGGTACGAAGGTACCAAGTGCCGGGACCGAGATTCGTGTAACTGCCATTATCCCTAAGCGGATCACTGACATAGTAGCTACGCGAATTTGGATCAACACTACCGTTCAATCCGCCGATAAATGTGCGAACATCGTCGTCGTCAAACGTATTAACCCGCGAGACCTGAAAAACGGTCTGCACAGGCTGTTCGTCCTGCGGTGCCGGATGAACGGCACTAAATTGAACGGAGCTAGTGTCAATTGTCTGGTTATTTGCAGGATGAGGCTGAGACGGAATTGGAACCGGATCATTCCAAACTAGCTGAATGAAAACCTCTGTAACAACACACCAGCGATTTTTCCGATTGGGGCCAATATCGCCAACAGCAGCGCCGGTCTCTGCGCCCATATTTTCAATCTCAGTCCATCCCCAGGGCTGTAGATTCTTATTATATAGCGCTGCACCCAAAACCTCACGAGCAGAGCCGGAATATCCGTCCTGCTTGTACGCTACAGTATTTGCTTGCTTTCGGCCCTCATAACGCAAATAAGTCCGCGGCCAGCCGTTGAACAACAGCAGGTCATTCTTTTGCCGGTGTCCCACTCGAACCGCGATAATCTCGCGGCCGAGTGGGATCACGCTGGGGGCTGGCAAAACGAATGTCAGGATAGAGCCAGCGTCAGAAAAATACTTCTTCTGAGTGCTGTCATTATTATCACCAAGGACCGTGCCTGAACCGTCAGTGTCTACGTTTCCGTAGTCAATGGCGGCGGCAACATTCGGTCGCCAGTTATATCTACCCATTTCTAAGCTCCTGCCAGTCCAAGAAGGTTATTGACAAACTTGTCAACACCGGACTCATTAGTAACATTCGGAACCACAACGTCTCCGTAGAAGTTGAAGTTATAGCTCTGCTGCTCCTGCTGAACGGTGGTGGTCTCAAAATTCGGACCAGTTGCACCGTTACGGATTGCAGTCTGATTCTTAATCACAGCGTCGTTTGCCGCCTCGTAAGAACCATACGCATAAACTGCGTCAGGTTCAAACTTAGTGAAGTAGGCAATGAGGCTCTGAATGATCGCGGGACCAATGTCCAGGATCGCATTAATAATCAGCGGCAGCATAACCAGAATGGACTTAAGCACCAGAATCACAGCAACAAAATAACCGGCAGGGTTATTCTGAGCAATGGCAGCAAGTGCAGAACTCCATGCAGCGGAATCCTGAGCCATGAGGCTTTCAAGCGCGGTACCGATAATCGCAGTGTGCTTAAGAACCGGCGGTGCTATGGTCTTAAATGCGTAGTACAGCCCCTTGCTCGAATTGGAAATGTCGTTGAGCAACTTCTCTCGACGCATTTCATCGGAAACCTCGGCGTTGGTTCCAGCCCACGAAACATAAGTCGGTTCCGCGTCGGGCAGCATGGTAATCAGTCCGGCTAGTGCGGTCATCGCCGGGGCGAATGCGCCGAAGCTGGCCTTTACATTGCCGTTCTCGTCCACCGAAATGCCGCCAGCAGAACTGGAACTCAGCGCAGTCATAAGCTCGGTAAGAGCCTTCAACTGAGCAGTTTGTTCCTCGCTCTGCTTAAGCATTCCCTTAAGCGTGTCCGTGGACTTGTAAACAGCCCCAGTAGTGCCATTTACCGCCTGAGTGGTGCTCTGGACCGCATTAGAAGTATCTTCCGCCGCCTGGATAATCTGAGGATTCCAGGTGGCATTCTGACCTTCCAGCGCCCATTCCACCGCCTGAGCCTGAACGTCACCAACCTTCTTGCTGATATTGACTCCGTAGACTTTCTCCATCGCCGCTATATAGCCCTCGGCAATCATCTTGGCGTCAACAGCGGGCTTCATTGCAGCCTTGTAAACAGCCTTCCAGTCCGTATTCGTGAGAACTGCCTCACGCTTTCCGGTCAAGTTAATTGCCTGAGTAATGCCAGGCTCCAACCATCCGCCCTTGTCATATCCACCAGCACGGTTGTATCCAGCGGGCAGCGAACCATAACGACCAAGCGTATAACGCATGGACGCCACGATATTAGCCATTGGGTCCCAGATGTTATTAGGCAGCGCCGGATGACGATTTGCCTGGAACGTGGGATCAATAACCTGCATAAGGCCCTTGGAGGGAGTTCCTGCGGCAGCATTGCTATCCCACAGGTTAATAGCCTGCGGATCGCCACCGGATTCCTGGTTCATCCTACGAAGAGTAATTTCGTCGTAAGACTTGGGCTGGCCCACCATTTGCAGCGCTTCCTGAACAACGGAACGCCACCTTTCCACGCCACCGCCGTACGAACCAGGCGCACCCTGACCGTAATTAGCCGCCGCTGCAACAGCTGCTGCTGCGTCCTTTTCTTCACCCTTCTTTTCAACAACTCCACGAAGGAGATTAAACTTGTCGAACGCGGCCATTGGATTCTTTCCAATGGTTCCGCCAAGCCCAAGCCCCTCAATTCCCGGCTTAATGGTGTCCATGTGCTTATCCCACATTTCAAGCAACATGGGAGTAATTGCCACGGACATACCATTTCCGCCCGGCGTTCCAATGAACTTTCCGCCAAGGCTCGGCAGGTAATACTGGTTCTCAAACTGCGAGTTAATCGTACCGGCAGCCGGACCGCCCCAGGTTGACGTATTATGAGCGCCGCCCGATTCGTAGTTAACGCCCGCAAGTGTACCGGCGGTGTGCGAATTCATTCCGCCGCCGCCGTTATGGACACCCATCGACCAGTAACCATCGTTACCGCGCTTATATCCAAAGCTACTGAAATTAACCTCAGTGGACCAAATACGCCCAACATGGCTTGCGCCATTCAGGATTTGGTGAACAGCACCAGTCCAGCCCGAGCAGTCATAACCACGACCGCCTTCGCCGCCACCGCCGTAATCATAAACACGGTTGTAGTACGGCTTAAGGATTTCAGGAACCTGCTGAATAACACCAGGAACTTCCTGGTTCTCAGGACGGGCAACCAAACCACCGGCAGCGAAACCTGGAACAGCGTCGAAATTAATCGTGCCACCAGTTTCAACGGGCCGAACGCCAGTATTGACTGCCTTTCGCCACGCCTCAAGATTACCGATACCACCGGCTCCCTCGACCATCTTTTTGCTCATTACGTATTCGCCACGCATACCAGCAAAAAGAGTGGAGTCCCGAGAACCCGAGGCGGCCTTAAGCGGTCCGCCATTCTTAATCGAACGCGGGTTATTCGGGTTGCTCAGAGAGCTAAGCGGAACCATATTGCCGCCGAAGCCGGGAGCACCACCCTCGGCAAAACCTGCGGTGAACTGCTCAAGTTCTGGCAAATCGAGCCAAGTATGAACCTTGCTCCACGCAACACGAACGCCGTTATTGTAAACGTCGTTAATAATGCTGCGAGTCGGGTCCTGAACCTTCGGCAAAGTCTGCGCCCACATCTGACCAATATCATCAGAGGCGGAACCGAACCAGCCGATTGCAGTATTGAGCAACGGGTCAAAGGTTTCAATTGTAGGCGTAATCTGACGCATAACAACTTCCTCGATATTAGCACCGAGTTCGTTGAAATTGGTCGTAACGTCTGCCTGCATATCCGTAGTGATCTTGTCCAGATTACTACGGAAACTTCCCCAGGTACTGCCCTGCGCGCTAGTAAAGGTGCTCAACTGAGAGTTGAGAACAGCCTTATGAGCAAGGTCATTGGTGGCCTGAGTCTGCTGGAATAGAAGACTATTCGTTCCTTCCGTTGCCCGATAAGTGTCAGCATTAACAGTCATGCCGGTAATGCTTGCAGCCTGCTGAGCCAACATAACGGTGTCGGCCATAAGCTGCTGAGTCTGCATAACGGTATTGCTGGCAACCTGAGCGGTTTCAATTTCCTGGTAGTAGGCTTCCCAGATTTGCGCCGCCGCGTCGGTGCTCCCCGCTACAGCCTGTGCGAGTCCGGTACCAGTTCCCAGATCGACGCCGCCTGAGCCAGCACCAGCGGCCCCGGCGCTCGCGCCGGTCGCCGCGCCACCGGCAGCGGGCGACGCGCTCGACGTCGTGCCGCCACCGGCAAAGCGCGCGACCGTGCCGCCGCCCGCGTGACCCTTAATGGTGTCCACGACCTTTACGCGAACAGCATTAAAGAATCCCTTTGGCAGCTTGCCAATATCTCCACCGGGAGGCGTAAGAACATCAGGAATAGTCTTTTCAAGCGCGGACATAAGAGCGTCAACGCCTTCACCGGCAACACTGCGCCCGGTATCGACAACCTTATCCACGGCCTTTCCTGGCAGCGAAGTAACTGCGCTAACCATATCACCAAGACCATGCTGAGGAATTCCGCCACCGGCAAGCTGGGCGCGAATAGCCTTAACAGCATTCGTTCCGCCAAGCTGCGCAACCATTGCAGGAGTCGCGGCAAATTCGCCATTACTCAATGCAACGGGAGCGCCAGTGCCAGAAGGTGCGGCAAATCCGCGCACGCCTCGCTGAGAAAGAAGTCGCTCCAAACCGGAGAATCCACCGGCATTTGCAACCTCACGCGCCGTAAAGATTTCCGTGCCGGGTGCAGCGCTAGTGAAAATGGAATCGCTAGTGCCAGTTCCCGGTCCGACTACGCGGCCTGCGACGTTACCGCCCTTTGCGAGTTGCTGGACCTCTGCCATTTCAGGCAGACCAACCTTGCCAGCGGTGTTGTTCCAAATACGACGAATGCCGTTGTTGTAAACAGTACCAATAACAAAGTTAATCGGAGTCTTTGCCTTCTCCTTAATGGTGTCCAGCGCCTTGCCAATAAGGTTCGGCAGATTCTCAAAGAAATTGAGAATGGGATCAGCCCAACTGGGCAGCTTATCGCGAAGCCAGTCAAGCGCCTCGTGGAACTTATCACCAATCCACTTCTTAAGGTCGCCCAGCTTCTCGATGATATTGCTAGGCAAGTTCTTAAAGAAATCGAACACGCCCTGCGCCCACTCGGGCAGCTTATCCCTGATCCAAGCGAGAGCCTGCGAAAACTTATCGCCGATCCACTTTCCAAGATCGCCCATTGCAGCAATGAGCTTTCCGGGCAGTTCGGTGAACCAGGTGACCAGCTTAAAGAAGTTGTTGACAAGACCACCAAGGAACCCCTCAATAAGCCACATGCCGATTTCGGCCATGACAGTAGAGGGTGAGGCAATGCCCCAACCTTCCTTAATGCCGTTCATAAACGGCGTGATGATATTATCCATGATCCACTGGCCGATATTCTGGATTGCGTTCCAGATACCACCAAGAAGACCATCAATAATCCAGCTTCCGATCTTGCCCCAGAAATCATCCTTATTGGTAAAGATTCCCATGAACACGTCGGAAATTGCCTGCCAGACTTGGGACCAATCAATATTGGTGATCCATTCCCAAATCTTGCCGGGCATTTCTGTGAAAATCCAAACAAGGCCCTTCTCGAAACCCTCGCCAATCTTGCTAGCAATTTTAGCAAGAGCACCGATCAGGTAACCGAGGATAAACGACAGACCCTTAGCGATTTCGCCAGGCAGCTTCTTAAGACCGTCGAGAAGCCACTTGCCAAGTCCGGTAACCCATCCGAGAATCTTCGGACCAAGCTCCTTAAAGAAGTTCTTGAACTTGTCGCCAAGTCCCTTGAACATATCTCCGAACTTCTCTTCGAGCTTAGGACCAATATCTTCCGGAACAAGAGAGTCCGGATCAATATCAAGGTCACCAAGTTCGCCAAGGCTGTTCTTAAGGTCGTCTACGCCGTCCTTAGCATTCTTGAGCTTTTCAGCGGCTTCCTCCATCTTCCGCTTCTGCTCATCCATATACTGATTGACAGTAGAAGCATTGGAAACCAGTTCGTTCATGGCAGATTCGAGCGCGTCAATTGCAGCGCGATTCTGGTCATAGGTGGTCTTAATTCCGTCGAGCTTTTCCTGCTCGGCGTCATAAGTTGCAGCCAGCGCCTCACGCTGGTCGCTCATAACCGAAAGAACGCTAGCGTGAGCCGCGACAACGTCATTTGCAGTCTGGTGCGCAACAGTAAGGCCGTCAACCTGAGCCTTATACGTCTGGACACCGGCAACAATCGTGCCGAAATCAAGCTCCTGCTCATTGCTGACAAGCTGCTGAATCTGACGAGTAAGCGGGTCAAATTGCAGAGAGTTCTGCAAATCAAGCATTTCGCCCTTGCGCTTAAGTTCATCCAGCGACTTATTAAGCGCCTCGACCTCGGCAGCCGGACCAGTAAGCGCTTCTCCCTGCTGCTTTTTCAGGTCGGCAATCATCTTGTCATAAGTGGCAAGAATGTCGCTACCGGCACCCTTTTGCTGCAACTCGGCGCGCTCGCCCGACAGGGTTTCAATCTGGCCCTGTAGACGCGCGTACTTGTCGGTAATATCGTCGATACTACCGCCAGCCTCTTCGAGCTGCATCATTTGAAGCTGCAAGCGCTTCTGAGCCATTTCATTCTCAAAAATGGCGTCAGACATTGCGCGCATACCCTTAATCGGAGCATTCGCGTAGAAATCAAGTCGGCTCTGCGCAAATTCAAGCGCCTTGCCAAATGCGTCGGCAACCTTTTGCGCCTGATCCATGCTTCGCTGGACCTTGGCAATTGCCTTATCGGCGGCGTCGAGCTTCTGCTTAAGGCCGTCAACAATTTTCTGCTGACGAACCATTGCAGCATTCAGCTTAACGCTATTTGCTTCGAGCTTCTTGGTCTGCGCCTCCATGCCCTTATATGCATTAGCGGCAGCGCCGGAAGGATCAGCCTTATTCAGCTCACCCAAATCCTCGTCACGCTTGATTCCGGCAGCCTTGCCACTCAGTCCGGCTGTGGCGGTGCCAAACTTGAGGATTGCGCGGTATGCGTCGTGAATATCTCCCTGAATTTGCTTGGAGCTATCAGCGAAAACGCTGGTAACAACAGCCATGCCATTAGTGACATTTTCAACCAGCGACGGCGAGTGACGCTGGAACGGGTTAAGGTAGCTGAATGCCTTGTAGACGGCCTTACCGGCGGCAACGATCGTGCTTACGACAGCCTTGAATACTGCCACGACAACGTCGGGCAGTTTCTTGATAACATTGATAATTAGCTCAGCCGAGAAAACAAACGGACGAGCAAAGATCGGAATGTTATTGTCGCTCTTGAAGATTCGATTGAAGCTCTTGACAATATCGTCCCAGGCAAATGCAACACCCGCGACAATCGCGCCAATTGCAGCGCCGATCCAGCCTCCCTTTCCTCCGAGGACTCGCATAACACCCTGGCCGAAAGTCTTGCCAGAGTTAATGCCGAGCTTGGAGAAAAGTCCACCAATCTTCGGACCAATTGACTTAACGCCGCTGGAAATAGCCTTCGGAATTGCAGAGAATCCGCGACCAATTGCCTTCATCCACCCAATAGGCAGGAACGAGAAAACAGAGAGCATGGTGGTCAAAAGACCGCCAGCCTTGCCCTTGAATCCCTTTTTAGCGCCATTGGCAGCACCGGCACCGGCAGTAACGCCGCCCGTGGTGGCAACGAGAGCCTGTTTCCGCGAGACTGCGGCCTGAGCGGCAACCACGCTTGCGCCACCGGCAGCGACGGCGCGCGCCTGAGCCTGCATTCCTGCGGCCTGAGCGGCAGCAAGACGCGGGTTATTCGCATTGATGATAGCGAGACGCCGTGCAGCGGTAACGCTGTCCTCGCGGAGCACGCCAGCGGCATATGCAGTCTGAGCCATTCGGCGCTGACGACCAGAAGCCGATTCCAGCGCGAGCATTTGACCGTTATTGCGAGTCTGGTTTGCTACGCGCTTTGCATTAGCAACCTGCTCGGTCGAAACAATCTCGAAGTTTACGCGCTGATTGGCGAGTCGTCGCGCCCGACCGTCAGCAGATTCAAGCGCAAGCATTTGTTTGCCGGTTTTAGACTGATTGGCCGTGCGCTGAGCACCAGAAATAACCTCGCCCTCAACGATTGCGAAGTTAACTGCACCTGCTGCATTGCGTCGCAGCATTCCGGTGTTATTTTCAATTTGAAGAAGAGTGCGACCAGTATTAAGCGCGATCTGAGCGCGACGTGCGCCGGTGGCAGCTTCGTTATTGACAACCTGAACAGAGCTAACCCAAACGGCGCGAGCGGTGGCAGTTGCACCCTGAGCATATGCCTGAGTAGAACCCTTGGCTCCACGGAATGCGGCACGAACATAACTGGCAGCGGAATTGAAAGCACTACGAATAATGCTAGCAAATCCACTACGGATAATTCCGGTCATGCTAGTCATGCTTGCGCGGTTTTCTGCGGCAGCCTTCTTACCGGCAGCAGAGAACCGGAAATACGACTTGCTTGCGCCGTCAGCCCCCTTGCTGGTGACAATAAAGAATCCCAGCAGCTTAGCCATTCCGCCGCCGATAACGCCGAACAGAACCTTGAAGCTAGAAATAAGAATAGCCAGAGGACCGACAAGGGCCAGGAAAATCATGAATCCAATGACAACCTTCTGCAAGGTCGGATTCATTTCCGAGAACGCGCGAGCCATTTGCGCAATAGCCTGAGCGGTGGCGATGATGTAAGGCAGCAGGACAATAACAACGTCCATAATACTGTTCTTAATCATCTGGCCCGCAATCTTAAACTTTTGCGGGTTCGACTCAAGGAACGTATTAAGTTCCTTCTTGTAGCTATCGAAGTTCTTGCGCTTATCGCCAAGCGTTGCAAGCTCTCGGTTATAGTTACCAAGAGCCTCGGTGTTTTCGTTGGTCTTCTTTACAAGCTCGTCAATCTGAGAAACGCGAGTCTCTCCGAAAATATCACCGATTCTGCTACGACGCTGCTCGTCATTAAGTCCACGAAGCGAATCCGCAAAGCGAATGAACTTCGCATTGACGTTCATGGTTTTGTAACCAGCGTCGTCAATCTCAATTTTAAGAGCACGCATTGCCTTTTCCGCGTTGGAGCCAGGCTTAATACTGTCCAGCCGGGAGAGGCTTTCGTACAGATTCTTACCAGCAACCTCGGTGCCGGTAATTTCACGGGTCCAAAGATTGAGCTGAACGCGCGCCTTGTCAATATCGTTGCCAAGCTGAGCGAATGCGTTAACCTGCCACTTGGTAAAGATGCCTGCGGCGGCGGTAATACGCCCCTGCTCATCCAGGCGTGCCATATTCAGAGCAACGCGCTCAATACGCTGAGAAGCGGTAAGCGCTCGATCCTCGGTATTTTCAAGATCAACACCGAGCTGCTTAAGGAAATCGGTACCACGCCCGCGAGTCGGGAACATGGCATTAGTGAAGATCGACTTAAGCGCGTTACCGGCCTTATTTGCCGAGCCGGTAATGCGAGTAATAGAAGTAGCCATAGCCAGAGTTTCCTTGAAGGAAACGCCAGCATTCTTGGCAACAGAACCGGCCTGAGACATAACAGTCAGAAGGTCGGCGTACGAAACCTGAGTTTGATTGGACGCAGTGTTAATTGCAGCAATTGCGTCCTGCATACTCATCATTTCGGTTGCAGTGATTTTAGACTGCTTTGCCGCAAGTCCCCACTGCAAATTAAGGCCAACCATAGACTCCTGGGCCTGCTTGGCCGTAATATCACCGATAATCATTGCCTCGGTGGAAAGCCGAGTATATTCAGCTAGTGCCTGTCCGCTCTTTCCGGCCTGTGCCCATGCGGCACCAATTCCGGTGATTTCTTCCTGAGAGAAACCATATGCGTCAGACATTTCACGGAACTGCCCCTGCAAGCTATTGAGCTGCTTTTCCAGTTCCGCTGCGGAATCATGCGTATCACCATAAACCTTGGCAAGCTGAGTCTGCTGCTTTTGAAGATCAAGAATCCACTTAGTGCCAGCACCAATAAGAAGCGCGGTGGGCGCGGTGAACATGAGCGAAATCTGACGACCCGCCCACTGTGCGCGCGAGCCGGCCTTACGCATTTCCTCGCTAGACTTCGCAACGCGCTCAGCCAAAGTAAGCTGTGCAGCGGAAGCGGCAGCGGTGGAAGCGGCATTAGTGGAAGTGGCGGCAGCGGCAGCCTTATTTGCAGTAGCGGCGGCGCGCGCACTGGTAGCGGAAGCGGCCTGAGCCGCCGCCATACTTTCCCAGCCTTTTGCGGCCCCGGCGGCAGCAGTACCAGAGGCTTTTGCTGCGGCACCTGCGGCACCTACGGTCTTTTCTGCGCGCGTTCCTGCGGTTGCGGCCTTATTTAGGGCAGCATTAAAGGCTGCAATGTCGGCAGCCGTACCCTTAAATGCTGCACCAAGAGCCTTAATCTCGGGTGCAGACTTGGAAATCCGGGAAATACCGGCGGCGGCGCGAGTTGCAGCCTTATCAATTGCCGCGAGATTCTGCGCGGCCTTCATGGAGTTCTTTTCCAGTCCGGCCAGTGCTGCATTCGCACTCTTGGCCGAAGCGGAAACCTTGGTTACCCCCGACGCGGACTTACCCACGCGCGACAAATTCGCCGCCAGGTCGGCAGCGTTCTTGGAGGTATTTGAAATTGTGCCGTTGGAGCTTGCGAGAGTTCCGTTAAATCCACGAATACTAGCGCTAGCCTCGGCAGTTTTTGCCTTAATCGCATTCATTGCAGCAGTAAGCTGACCAAGCATTTTCTTGGCGTCTGCTGCACGAACGCTGACAAGAATTCTAAGCTCTGCGGGAGTCATATGGACTCAATATCCTTGAAGGTTGTGGGCCTCCACTGTGCCCATAATTCCCGTAACAATTAACCATCATACGACGACGGTCGCCCCGCCGCTACGTTTCAGCGCGTTACCTGCGCTTTCTCGTAGCCGGACGGGACGACCGTGCGCCACCTGCTCTGTTCTTTTTTGCTTTCGCTTCTCGCTCTTGCTTTTTGGCTTCTTTTGCCTGGTGTTCAGAGCGAACCGAAAACAGATGGAAGAACTTGTCCATCAATTCTGGGTCCTGGTTGTAAATTCCACCAGCCATAGGTAAATGATTCCACTTCATTGCCTCGCACATCATAAACATGCGAATTGCATTATGTGGATCAGTTACCGGCTTACCCTCTACGAATTGCTGGGCTTGTCGCCGAAATTTGCTTCGGCCTCTTCGCGCTTAACCGCCTCTCGGTACTGATCCTCAAGGTTGTTGATTTCCTCGCGGATGCCCTCAGACGAAAGCTCGTTCATCATCCACTTATTTTCCTTACGGATTGCGCGCTCAAGCTCGTCAATAAGGTAGGGATCGGCCTTGTCGTACCACGACAGGAAACGGTGCATGGAGAACTGAACAAGCTCACCATTCTGAGCCATACGCCAGTCAACGATGGACTCCTCAAAAAGCGCCTTACGGTCACCTGCGGGGTCCATACCCATTCGCGCGTTCTGAGTGCGAGACTCAATAACGACGCCACGGTTGGTCTTCTTCTGGAAACGGGCGCGAGCGCCCTCGTTCATCGGCTTAAACTCGATGTACTGCTGAAAATCAACCGGCAAATCTTCCTGGCCGGGGAAGACGAACTTCTCGGTAACGTCCTTGCCCCAGTAATCCTGGAAAACATGCTTAACGGTCGGGATTCCCTGTGCCTCAGCATTACGGTCTGCGGCCAGCTCTTCCTGCGACTTGCCGTAGTCAAAAGAAGTGGGGTCCTGGATGGTGTTGTCCAGAGTCATCTTATTGCCCTTTCTAGGCTTGATGAGTTTTTATTATTCTGACAGGTCTGGGGATACCGAATTAAGAAGAGTTTAATTCGGTATCCCCAGACTGACTGCTCTCGGCCACCCATGTGACGAGTAAACGAGAGACTTATTGGAAAAGATTACTCAATCTCTTCCAGGTCATTGGTAACCTCGACGGTGATAATGCTCTGCGACGGGTCATTCTGAACCATCGTCAGTTCGACGTCATTTTCCAGAACGTCGTCACCACTCGGCTCGAATGCAAACGGATTCAGAATGGTGTAAGGGCAAGTGACCTTAATGCCAAACTTAACGCCGGTTGCACCCGGAATATCAACATAAGACTCCATGTTGATTTCCAGGTCTTCCTTGGTGGTAAGACCACCGATCTGCGTTGCAGAAGCCGAACCAAAAAGCGCCTGGCGCATTTTTGCGTTGGAATCATGGCGCAGAGTCATGGAGCCGGTGACTTCCAGCGACTTTGCAGTCATATCACCGAGGAAGAACGAACCCAGTCGGAAATCATCATCCTCGACGTTGTTCGCAATATCCAAAGCAAAAGACTTAGCCGGAACCTGAACACCGTCATACTTAACGGTGATATTGGTACCGACAACCATGCTGGTATTATCAACCAGAGTGGTACCGTCGATATTGGTGGCATTCGCGGTCATAAGACGCGCGATCATACCAGCAGTTGCCGTCAGGTAACCGCCAGCGTCAGCCTCCATATGGAAGGTATTGACAACGGCGTCGGTGTAGAGATACCGCTCAAGATCGTTCGAGATTTCCTCGTAAACGGTGAAGAACGGAAGCTGCGAAGCCGAAGTCGCGGTAATGGTATGGACAAACGCGGTATCGGCGGGCGCGGTGCTATGAGCAGCGCTGGCCTTGGTACCGAGAGCGCCATACAGGAAAAGCGCGACCGACCGGAATCGGACGTACATTTCATAGTCGCCCGAGAAGCTAACCGGACCGAGATTTGCGTCCGACGCCGCACGACTGCCGCCAATTTCCGGGTCCGGAATAAGCAGCTCACGATTACCGGCAAGCGAGCCGGAAGTCAGCTTAACCGAAGTGCCCTTAGTGGCGAGGTTGGGATTAGCGACACCAGGTGCAGACTGGAGGCCAAGAATTACCTGACCGCTCTGCGAACCGTAACCCATTTTATTACTCCTTAGTTCTCGTCAGCGTCGCCAGCGACGTTATGAGCGGGCGAGCTAAAGTTGGTGGGCGAGAACTGATTATTCTCCGGTCGCTGAGTCGGAACGTCAGCGCCGCCATTAATGCTGGAAACAGCAGCTTGGAGTCGAGCAATCTCGGCTTCCTGCGCGGCAGCTTCCTTATCAAGTGCAGCAGCACGAATATCGTTATTCGTTGCGGCCTCGGCCTCAGCGTACTGTCGCTTAAGGTCCTCGATCGTCTCTCGATTCTTAGCGTTGCGGGCCTTAAGCTCGTCAACCTGATCGTCAGTCAGAGCCATTTGCTCGTTCCTTTCCTACTCAAACTCGGTTTCTACAAATACTTCTGTAGTTGATAGAAACAGGAATTTTCCATTGTTGGGAAGTTGATTGTTCAGATATTGCTGTCCGACTACTCCCCACCTGGAGACGCGCTCGGTGGTCGCTCCCGACGACCCCGAAAAGCTCACAACCAACTGAGGCAAGGCTACAGCGACGGCATGGCTCCGGTAAAGCGTACTGCGAATCTGCGCCGACAGAAGCGAATGCTTGCGGATACCGCGTTCTTCGTCCATATCAGCGATGAATCCCTGAACCATGATTGAATATCGCTGCAAGGTTGGCTCGTGCCGACGGCCAACCATTTCCATTGAATTTGGAACGGGATTCCAGTCAACGGGAAAAACGCTAATACTCTGAGATTCGTCAGTGTCCTTAATTGGACGCTTGCGAACCCTGGTGTCGGCGTCAATTCCCATTAGCGCAGTTCCTAGGAAATCAACCACATTATTCGGGAAGCAAAGCGTATCGGGATCAATCACTTTAGCTTCCTAAAAATAGACGTTTCCATGAGGGTAAGAATCCAGGCCACGTCCTTTTGTGTCATTCCCACAAAAGGACGGGCCGGACCCTTTAACTGCCCTGCGGCTTGCGCGTATTCAATGGCTAGTTGCCCTTGTGGGGCGGTGGCGCTCGGAAAATACATTTCCATGTGATCCGATGTGCCGAAAATATCGGGCTTCGCGCGGGTAACGCTGGCCTCCATAAAACCGCTTCTGCGGTTAATCGGGTGCTCGCCACCATAACCCAGTGACTCGCGCCAACTTACTGTTGATTCCGCCAGCGGTGCCCATTTAGAGCCGTCTGGTCCGGTTTCTGTCTTGAACATATTGACAGAGCGACCTTTAAGGTATGCGTGCGAAGTTGCAAGCATACCGTAAAGGAAACCTTCGCTCAGTCGAGCGTTCAGCTTAAGAATAACGTCATCGACATTATTCTTTGTAATTTTCACACCAGCAGCAGTCACGGAATAACCTCCGGCGGAGCTGGCGTATTAATAGGCGGATCGACGGCCATTCCGGGCGCATATTCTGCGCCGCCGAAGCCGTAGAAGTTCCGCACAAAACTGTCCTTGTCAGACAGAAAAATCGCTGGGCCAGAATCATAGTCCTGCTTATTCGCAGGATTCTCTGGCTGATTTAGTTCAAGGTAGCCGCCAGCAATTGCATTAAGTGCTGCATTTGCCTCGGCAAGAAGATAGCTAGCGTATTTATGGATACCGTTCTTCTCATTTGCGGCGCTAGAACCCATGAGAATGCGACCACTTGCGATAAAGCGGTTCAGCTTTTTCAGCAGAAGATAATCAGCGGTACCCTCTTCGAGGGAAAGGGGGAGCACATATTTGCGACCGACAACCATGTCGATTTCTTCGGCGGCACTTTCGATATATTTTCCGTAATCTTCGACAGAGTCTCCGATATAACGCGGTACGTCTTCACCAAGCTGCCCAAGAAGTGTAACTATGTCGTTCGGCTCGCAATATCTGGTCGGCGCCATTCGCCCGCCCCTTTCCACTCGAATTATTAACTATGACAAGACAGTAGAAATATCATTTTTACAGTCACGCGACCATCTACTTTTACCTGACTGGTGGCCTTGCCATAATTAAGTTTTATCCCTACGGCTCGGGCTATGGCTCCGGCTCTTCGGGAGGAATGGGACGCTCGTTTGCAGTAGCGCCATTCTGGTAAACAGGATCGACACCGAGGTATCCATCCTTATTGAAAACCTCGTCAGGACCAACGGCGTCCTTGATAAGGAATTCGGGAGTGCCCGGCAGAAGCGGGCTATTGGACTTACCAACCTCACTCGGCTTGGTATTCCCCGGCGAAACGGCAGGCTTTGCCGATCCGCCGGGGACAACCGGACCGGAAGGCTTAGTAACGGAACCATCAGGCTTAACGGCCATGATATTTCACTTCCTTCTGGTTTAATCCGGGATTAACCCAGATCAACGGTCCACTTGTAGGTCAGCTCCATATGCGGAAGCACAGGGAACGCCTTAATGCCGGTACCGACGAAACGCACCCACGGATCGGTGGTTTCAGTCTCCCAAGCGTACCAACCCGGATTGAAATCATTCATCGGGTGCGGCGAGGTAAGAATCTTACCAAAACCAAGCTCGGTGTCATCGTACGCGGCAATCTGAGCCTCGTTCGGAAGGAACAGAACCTCATTTTCCGGCTGGTACCGGACGTTCTGAATAACGCCGGTAAGCGGATTGCGCTGACGGAAGACATTGTCATTGATAATCAGCTCAACGTCGCACTCGCGCTGGATAATATCAATGGCAGCCTTCGGACCCCAACCCTCAAGAACATACTTGGGATCGACACCAGCACTCGGCGCAAAACCAGTTCGCGGCATGAACTTGCTCGACTTGAAAAGCGAGTTAGCGAACTTACGCGAAACCAGCATACGCGAAAGATCAACGCCGTGGTCGTCAAAAGCGGCCTGCTTCTGAGCAATAATCTGGTTAATCGGATCGTGGGTATCCGACGAGTAATCCAGATCAACGCCACCAACGCCGTCAACCTTTACGTTGCCAGCCGGACGCTTGAAATCAACGTCGAACTTAATCTTGCCGTCGTCGTACTGAATGCGCGCGTCAACAAGACCCTTCATAATCAGCCACTCGATACGATTATCGAGAGCCTGCTTACGACGAACGGTGTCACGGGCGACCTTATTGTCGATCTTCTTAGTCAGAGAACCGAGCGTAGTGGTCGGAATGGTGGTGCCGTTCTTTGCGGCGTCCTCCAAAACCTGCTTCGCCTCGAAATACTGATGAATATCAGTAGCCGAATACCGGCTCTTAAGACGCCAATCCATGATCGACGCCTTAATCTGGCCGGTCACGTCATCGCTGTCCTGAAAAAGCTCAGCCTCAGCGTCGGGCGAAACGGCGGGCGCGAGACCCGATCCGGTGCCACGCAGGTAATCCATGATTACGTCATCGGCCTCAACGTCCATAAAGGGAACGAAGTTCAGGCCGATATTGCCCTCCGGGGGAGTAAGCTCACGGACAATGCCCAGATGAACTCGCCGCGCCATAAGCTCCTTAAGAGGAACTACGCCGGACGAAAAATCAGCTGCGGCATTGGGAGCCAGGCCCATTTCCATACTAGCCATTTTCTAGGCTCCTTACTTAAAGGTGATCTGAGTGGACTTATTACGCAGAGCGTTTGCCACGGTATCGGTGAGCGGAATTCGAGCACCGCTGGAATTTCGCTCGGTGCACCACGCCTGAACGGCGGTTGCCTCATAGCAAACCGAAATATCCACGTCGCGCTCATTAAGCATTGCTGGGACATACGACTCAGCAATACCAACGATATTAGCGGCAGTCTGCCTACCGTCGGTAGCACCAGCCCGGAAAGGGCCAACCTTACCGGCGTCCGGACCGGAAGTAATCTTTGCGATTACCTCACCGGACTGCAACACCTTAAGCTGCTCGGTACCACCGACGCCATTGGTGTAATTCTCAAGATCAAACGCACCTGCGGCTGCGGTGTAGCTTTCAAACTTTGCACCGACCGAGCTACGAAGATACTGCTTACGGCCAACCGGGGTAGAAACTACCTGGTCGGGCTTATCGAAGCTAGCCATTTTCTATTTCTCCCTTACAGAGTAAAAGTCGAATCGTGTGCAACGACAGACTTATATGCAGCCGTCGCCTTGACCTTATCAAGGCTCATGCCCGAATTTGCAAGAGCAGAAACGACACGCTTATTCGCCTCGAACTCGGACTCGGCAATTTCCTCGGCGCTCGGCTCGGAACCGGAAGCCGGCTTATTCGACTCCTGGTTGCCGTAGCTACCAAGAATTTCCTTGGCCGGAGTATCCTCGAAAGAATCCTTCCAAGCCTCGAACTGATCCTCATTAAGCCCCTTCGCAAGAGCAATGAGAGAATCCTTCTTGCTAGCGAGAACCTTGCCGTCGTCAATAAGCGAGCTAACGAAATCCTCGCGCTCGGCAGTAATGACCTTGGTCTGGAATTCCTTGAGAGCGGTGTTTTCCGTAGTCAGATCGGTGACCTGCTTGGTAAACTTCTCGTTCTCATTCTCGATCTGGTTAATGTATTCCTGGACGGCAGCACCGTCAGTAATACCGTTCTGCTTGCCGAGAGTAAACGAGAAAGGCTCGTTACCCTTCGGAAGCGGCGGGGTAATAGCGCCACTCATGTTATCCTCCATAATGAAGTGAACGTCGTCGTTCTCGTCCTTCGAGAACCCATTCAAGCCTTCGACGGCTGGAATGTCAACGTATGCCACGCCCAGAAAAGCGGGAGCATACTCAATCTCGCGGTTATCGTGATAAACGCCAATCTCGCTAGAGCGATTTCGCCACAGTCCAGATTCGATCTTTTCCTGTGCCGACTCATCGAGGATTTCAAATTCCGCAAGAAGATATGTGTAAACATTTCCATCGTGCGGAGCAGTGCGATCCTCGGTTCGGAGACCAACGACATAACCAACGAGTTCCTGCATTCGAGACCGAAAAGGACTCGGGTGACCGTTACGGACAGGAACGTCAGAAAAAATCTTCTGAGCACGCAAATGGTCAAAATTACTGACCATCAAGCGCATTGCTTCTCCGTCATATTCATGGGGGAATCCCATGCTGTCACGGAAATTGCCGGAACGGAAAACAGGAACGTCTTTAATTCCAAGGACCTTCTTGCCGTCCCGTTCAAAGACGCTTAGCTGCGGCTGTACGCCGCCATTAATGCCCTCGCCAGCGAACACGACCAAATGGTCATGCTTCTTGGGCAATGTCTGCGTCGTCATGGTTAACCACCTTACTGATTGTCTGTCCGGCTAGTCGAGCTTTGACCGGCCTGCGGCCTCGGCTGGTTCCGGTGCCCCGTTCTGGATCGGGAGAATCGGCGTCGGGCTGTCCCGCTTCGGACTCAGCGAAATCTTGGTCCAACGATAGCACTCCCGGCACCGTATTTCTACGGTGCCCTTTTTGTGTACGACTTCACCGTAAAGCCGTCCCTTTTTGTAAACCATAATATGCAGGTAACCTGCCCCCATATGGTCTAGTCCATATATTCCCAGGAGGGGCCGGTATCTACACTGGCACCGCAATTCATTCCGAGTTCGCGGCTTCTTGTCCATTGAGGCCATTTTCAACCCTTACTAGGCTAGTCGTAATCATATTTTCAAATGCCTTGCGAACATCACCCAGGACGGGAGTATCAATTTCCGCAAGGTTCTCATACATAGTATGAATATCGCGGACAAGAATGTTGTAGCTGTCCGAGATAATATCACTCTCCCATTCAAGAGAGAATTCTTCCATAAGGACAGTGCGCCACTTCGACCAGTATCCAATATCAGGATTCTTGTTCCCCGCTGCAAACTGCTGCGAAATTCGCTCTGCCATTCCCGCTGCCAGCTTGCCGCGCTTTTCCGTGCCCTTCGGCGCGCGCGAGCGCTCCGGGCGACCGCTGCGCCGGTCCGGCGTCTTGGTGTCGCCGTTGAGCGGGTCGCCGGGTCGGCGCGTCCCCGTACCGCCGTCTGGCTGGTCCGTAGGCGGCTCAGACGGCTCGGCGGGCGGTTCGGTCAAGGTCTCAATCTCGCTCAGCGAGAGGCCCAATGCGTCGCCAAGCTCGGTCAGGTCCGGCGCGGCGCGGCCCGCGCGCACGACTTCGAGCACGACGGCGCGCAGGGTTTCCGGGTCGGTGCGGCCAACGGGGCGAAAAACCATTTTAGGAACTGGTGCCTTCTCGCCGAAATTGAGCCGAACCATCGGGCGAATGATGTACTTATTAATGTAGCTCACCAGATCGCTCACAACGGCATTAACCTGCCACTGGAACAACTGCATATGCGTCACGCCAAGGTTAAACGAACCGCCAGAGCCGGTACGATTCAGCAAAATGGGCGTGAACAGCGACAGCGCAATTTCCTCGTCCAATCGCTGCAAGTACCGATCGAAATCTGCGCCTCTCATCTGGGATTCCAGGAATTCCAGATCATATTCAAACATATCGGAGTCTTGCGTGCCGTTCATAACACGGTTATTGGGAAGCACAATTGCGCTGCCATTGCGGAACTGACGCGCAAGACCCTGCATGAGCTTATGGCCCTTAACGGGCTTGCCGTTGACGTCGATTTCCTCGTCGTATGGCGCGCGAGCAACCGGAACCGGCTCACCAAATCGCTCGAAGTAGCGATTCGAGTACATGTGAATAAGCAGGGAGAAAAACCACGGCTGGTAAGCGGTATTAAGCAGCTTCTTGCCGTAGTAGTCACCATACTCCATAAGCATGGGGTACCAGAACGAGTTTCCAACCGGAATATTACCGTAGCCAAGCTGCGTGATCCCGTCGAAAATCTTAACCTTGCCACGATCTTCGCCCATCTTTGCACGAATCTGTCGCAAGGTTCCTTCCTGCGGGTGGTCAATAGGCAACGCACCGCGCGGTCCGTCACTGCCCTTTAGCTTGGAAGCGACGTTTGCCTCGTCAACCTTTTTCCAGTGAACTTCACACTCTTCCGGCGGCAAGTCCTTAATCTTGGTAAGCAGAACCTTCCCAGAAGACTCGTCATTTTCCCACTGGGTCGCGCACGGCGCATAGCCGGACCAGAAAGCTTGACTCAACGCACGAACAAGCTGCGCCCAAATTGCGCGCATGTTCTCGTCCACATGATCTTCGATCTTTTTCTTGTCACCAGAAATTCGCCAATCCATCTGGTGAATCATAAAAGTCAGAATACTGAGGCTGGAATTGACCTGGTAATGATCGCGCATAAGTCGATAATCGCTCATGGTGAGCTTATTGACATTAAATGCAAGCTGATTCCCGAACGGAACAGTATAACCATGCCGCTTAGACTCGGCATTCCACCCTGTGCCAATTTCGCCGATTACCGGATCGTCCATTCGGTTACTTTTAGGCTTGGCAAAATCATTCGAGTTAATCGGATTTCCTCGTGCGTCAACGAGTCCGGTCATTACATTTCTCCTTGTGTTCGGGACAGCACTCTATTAGCGAAATGTAGTAGCAATAGTCAGCACCTACAAAAAGCAAACCGCCCTGTGCAGCTAAATGCTACACAGGGCGGTGCTGGTCCGGCTAGGTCTGGCCGTCAGGGCATGTTCAGGCCAGCGAGTCCGAATGGATCTTTTTCAATCGGCGGCAGACCGTATCCTGGTCGCCCGGCTGAAATCGGGTTCCTGGGATTTCCTGGTTCCGCAGAAAGTAAATCCGAAAGCTCGGCGAACTCGTCCTGACTGAGCGAAAAACTGTCACCAAGAACCTTGGAATTGTACTCCATTTCATCTTCGGCAATACGCTGCTCTGTAATATCCCGCTTTGAGCCCCTTCGGAAAGACACATTGCTCATAAGGTCATACACCACGCCAGCCATTGCGTCGGCAATATCTTTGCTACCCTTCGGCGGGTGGTCGATCTTTCTCCCGGTGTCTTGCAGCTCGGAAAGCTCTAGACGAGCAATATTTACCTTATCGGTGTCTGCTCTGGTGAGATATGTCATGTACTTGGGAAACTCAATGCGACGTTCGTAAATTGCTTCGCGCAATTCCTCGTATGGCGCTTTCGTTCGGTCCACCGACATTTCGCCGACATTGAAGTGCTTTTTACGAAGAATCTGAATCGAATCCATCGAGTTGAAGCCGTCAAATGTCACGACGCCGATCTTAAATTTAAGATCATCCCGCAAGTGATACAGGATTTTCCTGAAATCCGCAAGTTGCAGTGCGTCGCCGCCGCTGGGTTTCATCCTGAGCAAGAAATCAAAGACAATTCTAGGCTTAAGCTCGCCGTCGATTTCAACTAGCTCAGGAATATGCCCCATTGCCATTCCCATTGCGTCGCCGCCGGGCGCAAATGCAATGTCAACATGAACAGCTCGCTTGAGAATTGAATCAGCCTCGAAGTCCGGATGAAATTGAGGCATGGTGCATGAGCTATCCACGGTGTACTTATACTTATCCTTGAATCGCTCGGCCCATTTATCCTGAGCTTCATCAACTCGGTCAATCAGCGTTATGAATGGATCTTCAACGGCAGGCGGAATGCCAGCATGGTCTTTTAGTGCCCTGATGGGGTCATTGTCGAAGTCCTTGAAATAGGCATTCGGAATCTCAATGATGTTCTTTCCAGCACCGTAAGCCTGTGCAGATGTTGCCTGCTTTTTGCGAACAATGTCGAAGAAAAAGCTATCGCGCTGATTACCCTTCATGAATCTGTCCCATCCAAGTGAATCCCAGATGGTCATTTCCACGACGAGCTGATTTGGCTTTCCATCGGTCAACAGGTCATGCTTTTTCTTAGCCATGAACCCGTTGGCCTTTTTCATCTGCCCGATTGCAAGGAGCAATCCACGGTGATCCTGAATAACCGGGTCAGTAAAACGGCTAGCAATACGACCGTGAATAGTATTCCAAGCCTCTTCGGCATAGTCTTTCTCCTGAGTTACCTTATGGCTGTCGCCCTCGTCAATAATGCCGCACAGGACGTTATAACCTTCGACTGATGTTTCCTGACTGGTGCCGGGAATAATCCAAATGTCCTTGGGAAATCTAAGCTGCTTGGTGAGCTTTTCGTCATGCGGACAGTTCTTTTTGAACCACTCACACGAATTAATGCGCGCCTTAATGTCACCAAACAACACTTCCTGAGCATGGCTGGCTCGCGTACTCATCATCATAAATGCGATACGCGAACCGGGCAGCAGGCCAAAATAGCCCTGCGGATCGTGAAGGCAGCTAACCCAATGCACCATATAGGTCAACGCGATACTGGCTAGGGTTGAATTATGACTGACAATGTAATCCTTTGCCACATAAAGATGATCGGGATTGTCAACCATAATGCAGCGACCGGGACCGTCTTCGATCCTTTCAATCTTAACGATTGCGCGATTCGGCTTCTGATTAGTTCTCGGCTTCCACTTATCAGCCTTGCGTGGCATTTTGAACGGGCACACATCGCCCATATTCACATGGACAATATATTCAGTGTTAAATCGCTCAAAACTGGTCACGGTGCAATATCCACCAAGGCCACGAACTAGGTCGGCAACGTCATTTGCCAACATACGCGATCCGGTGGAAAACTGACTGCGATTGCCGACATTTGCGCAACCGTCAGAGTCCATAAGGCCACGCAAAAGTTCCAGGCGAACATTTACTGGCGCAAATTTATATGACTCTGGAATGAACTTTTCCAGAGAATGAACGCCAAAAAGGCCCAGCACATTCAGTGCGTGTGCAAATGGATTACTGAATTTGCGCTTATGATTACTGTTTGCACAATAAACCAGATTTCCACCCCTCTTTGTGGACTGCTGATCTGTGTAATTGTAGCAACCAGAAACGATCAGCGACCTTTTCAAATAGTCAAGATCATCTTCATGGAACCCAATCTTTGGGGAGCCGCTTGCACTGTAACCGTTTGAGATGTACCAACCAAGAGTATATGCGTCTACCAATTCCTCAAACGGCAAGCTAAATTCCACAGGATCAACCAATGGAATTGAATATTTCCATGAGTCGTGACCGTTGCGCAGGTTTTTTCCAGCAAGTTCACGGGTATCCATGACTCGCTTTACTGAAATGCGCTTTAGCTTTTGAGTAGACTTATCCCTTGCGTGCTTCTTTTCCTGAACTTCCCACTTATGGTCACCGCCAGCATTGATCCAGGTCCCGTCCTTAAAATGAACACGGAATCTGTCAACTGAATCATTGTCAAAAATAGCAACGACATTAGTGCCCTTGCCGTCCTTGCCAATAACCTGATCCCCGACCTTTAGGTCCTGATTCTTTTTCCATCCGTGCGGGGTAAGAATTAACTCGTCCAGGTCGAATTGTTTCCCGACGCCAATGCCGCCAGTGAACATGCCGCGCTTGATTAGCGAGATTGAGTTTGGATCAACCCCCTTTCCGAAAATATCAATGAGCGCCTTCTTGACGCCTGGGCGAATTCCGACACCTTTTTGCAGTCCAGAATTCTGCGTAGGGTCAATGTCAAGATAGCGCGGACCTAGAAATTCCTCCATCGTGGCGGGAACCTCGTCAAATGCCGGATTATTCTTGAGCCATTCAATTCGCTGGGCCAGGCTGGTCATTCCTCCCCAGTTATTATTCACCGGCAGCGTGGGCGCAGTTTTGGGTCCACGCTTACGGCCAGTTGAATTAGCCACTGCGGCTTTCTTGACTGTCTGCGGATTAAACTGCTGTGCCATTTAGAACACTTCCTCAACATCGGAAACAGGCGAGTATTCATTTTCGACTACCTGGCCCTCAATTGGCTCTATACTGTCGATTTCTTCTAGTGTTTCCGGCGGAAGCGGAACACTCGGCTCAGGCTTTTGCTGCGGCTGCGTCTGCGGCTGAACAACCTGGGTCAACTGCGGCTGAGATTCAAACACCAAGTCTTGCTGACGAATATACTGTTCGATCATTTCATTGGTGATATTCTCACGACTAATGCCAGTTGCTTCGATTTCTCGCATAGCATTTGCGTAATCACGATCAGTAATTGCTCGCGGCAGAGCCTGCTGGTTATTGATTCCCACCACGACATTCGGCTTAGTCAAACTCGGGTCGCGGAGCTTAGCCAACGTGGCGGCGTCCTTAAATAGCCCGTTCATCATAGACAAATCCTCTTTTGAGGGCTCAGTTTCGTCCGCTTCGTGCTTATCCATGCGCTTCTCTACAAGATGAGCACGCTTTTGCAGCAGCGTTCCCATTCCGTCAAGAATATCCTGGGCATTTCCGCTCGCAAATTTGTCGGCAAACTTCTTTCCATCAGAACTAGGCACTCTGCAAGCACCCCCTTCTCTGTATAGGCGACAGGCATAATTTACACTGCAACCGTCGCAAAATAATGCGTCATTGTAAACGAACTTCTTGGTTACCAGTCCGGCTACCTGGTTGGTGTCGAGGTTGCGCTTCGTGTTTTTGAAGATGTGATCTTCGGTCCGCAATCCGTATTCCAGGATTCGCGGATTCTCTAGAAAATTCCGAAAGAACCAGTCTGCGTAACTGAAATCGGTAACAGAAGCATTTTGAAGCGGCTTCATGCGCTCTGGTGAATAGAACCACTTAATATAGTCCGGCGTCATCAGGAGCATTTTATAGTAATAGAATGCCCACAGCTTGCCTGGATATTGGTCCAGAAGATATTCCCAGTCCTTCATAAACTCGCTGGGCATGACCCTATATGGCTCTCCACCATTTACCTGAATAACGCTGGTTGCGCCATTCGGGCGATGAATTGTCAAATACTTTCCAGCACTGGGAATAAAGTTACTAGTGCAACCATCCATTCCCATGCAATATTGCAGGTCGAAGATGTACGTTCCCGCAGACAGGAATCTTTTATTCGGAAAGCGCTCACGAGCCGAGATAATCCAGCGGAACTTCTTAGCAAACTGCGTATAATACGCTCTGCCAAATAGCTTTAGAGGCACATTAACATAGATAATGACCGTGTCATATAGAATGCATTTCTCGATCAAGTCCTCTTCGGTGCCGCCGTTCAGACCCCAAATTGCAGCACGAGAATTTCTGCTATGGCTTCTGATAATAGGTACAGTGTCAACTAGCAGCTTCGACTCATATGAAACGTCTCCGATTCCTCGAAGGTCGATTATCTCGTCCCAGTCGCCGTACAGCCCGTCCTTCATAATTGCGTCTTTGTATTTTCCCTTGCGGCAGTCTACTTTTCGCCAGAAATTTTCTGCGTCGGACTGGGTTTTGAACCAAAAATTACGAACGCCGAGTTCTTTGTATACAACCCTGTGGCCCGGATTTTTAAGCACGGCAGATCGTATAAAGGTGGTGTATCCGTCACACCCCGGAAATTTAATCATGTGGACCACGCTAGCACAGTGCCAGTCCCTTGTTCAATATGTGCCATATTAGCTGTTCTGGATACGACAATGCCCCATGACGGACAGGATCGTCATGGGGCATTGCCAGTCTGGCGGGATTCGTCAGCCTTGCTTAACGTAGGGATTGTGATTTTGCCGAACACGTCCCGAATACGCAAGCGATATTAGGTTTTCACCAGGCCGGTATTCACCGCCGGACTTTATAGTGGTGCAGCTAAGCTGTAGCAACTTCTGTTATGGATAAAACAAAACCGTGAACAACCCGAATATCTTCTGTTTGACTGGTTTTGATAAACAGGCAGGTGCGAAAATAATCGTTTGCTGGCCGCCACCGATTTTACATTTAATATGCACACGCCCGGTAAATA